AGCATCTCGAATGGTCACAAGATGCCCTGTTGGGTTGTCGGGCTGTCCTTCGATGTGGACACGACGCTTGAAGTCTGATGTCATATTCATGATTGTTCCTTTCACACTAGAACAAACTAGCTAATTGTTCTGTAAGTCACGTGAAAAATATGCGTAAATCCATTTATAGCCTCTGCCTTAAGGCTAACGGTAAATGCTCCTCCACGCATCTCTTACCCACAATGCATCAGCTAAAGCGTTATGTTGATTGGCTGGTTGATCGGGAAGGTCAGAGGGAATAACATATTGCTCTTCAATGGACTGCTGCAAATCATTGGTGTACATCGGAAAACCTTCCGGCAAGTCCATCATGGTACCGAAAAGCTGACAAAAGACCACATGATCATAGGCTCCGTAGTCCGCCCATAGTTCAGGCTTGCCATACTTTTTGATGTCCATGAAAGCGAGAATTTCAGAAGCAATCTGAGCACGAGAGCGCCAGGGACAAACAATCTTACCCAGACTACCGGCCAGGCATTGACCACCCAAAAAGAAATGCCGCTCGTAGGAAAGATCAGGACAGGATACAAGATGCGGGAGCACGTTCTCTTTTACCCACGGGTTAGCCTCTTCATCGTTAAACTCTGCCGATTGTAGGTACAGTTCTCTTCCGTCCTCACAGACAATTCCGATGCTGATAAGCTCAATGGGATATCCTGGGCCTCTCTCAATGAGTTCTGTATCGTAAAAATAGCGAATATTAGTGCTCCTCTCGTTTCTCGTTCTGTTGTTCTTTCAAAATCACGCTCCGATTGCCGTGCAGGTACATCACGCGCTTCTCAGGTGGCAACTCGTGATGCAAGATCGTGCGCAGCGACCAGTACCACAGCCGGTTGTGCTGCAATTCCACGCGCCAGTCACACAGCCAACAGATAAACTGAGCAAGGCGGTATTTCAGCATCACATCCCTCCGACAATGAAAGCAGCAATCGCTAATACTGTGATATGCACAACTTGATCTCCCCATAGAGCGACGTGTAATGCTATATCACCCTCTCGTGTCTGTCGATAGATGCGCCTCCACCATTGCAAAGGCACGCGAGTATCAACGAGCAAATGAATAATGGCAATGATAGCAGCCATCCACAGAGGGAAAATGAGCAGTAAACCTATGAAATGGATACCGCTATGTACCCATGAAGCCGGATGTTTCAAAGACGCTTTATAGCGTGCCATCCAATCATTCTGCAAAAGCCAATCACAAAATAGATGGATAACAACGCCCCAAAGCAGGAGAGATGTTGCATGTAAATCGATAGTCAGCATCCTACTGTCCTCGTATCCCCTCGTTGTGCTTACCCAACTTCGCATTGTGCTTGATGCGTTTCAGGTTCTGCGTCTGCTTGGTAACGACGCTCTTGGGAGGCGTCGCGCCGGTGTTGTAATTGATCTGGCCTTTGGGCGTATGTTGGGGTTGATTGGCCATCGGTTATTGCTCCTTTTGCCGTAGTGCTTTTATTGGTGTAGGCTCATCGCGTTGCTGTTTCCATTTCGCGGCCAATGCGCTGCATACTATCAATGTGCTAAGCAGCACGGTAAAGCAGATCAATACGGTGATAATAATGTGTTCGATCATGCTACCTCGCTACTCTATCAAGCTGATCTACCAATCTGTGCGGATTGTGACGCCGTGTCCCCTCATCAGTAAGCGAGATAACACGCCCGCAATGCGTACAAACCCGTAACTCAGTGGTATCCTCAAATGCAAGGATTTGCGTCATGTTGATATGGTTACAGGTTGCAAAGCGGTAAAGCCGCCTTAATGCTTGTATCATGGTGCTATGCCCTCCTCTGGTTTTGGGTATTCTTCGTCCCACTTATCGCTTAGATCAATAGCAAGGACATCGGCAATTCTCCACAGATACCACTGCTTATGGTGAGCCGCATCATTGTAAAGCGCCTCTGCTAGCAGGTGTTTAACCTCTGCTATCTGTTCAGGTGTCATGTGGCTTTCTCCTCAATCTTCCAGCAATCTGGACTCTCTTCCGCGGTGATCTGATATGTCACGAGCCGCTGTTCAGGGTAAATCTGGTACACGCTCACCTCATAATGCTGAGCATCAATGATCTGTGTTGAAGCCAACCGAAACGGGATGTTTTGCCACTGCAAGTACAGACAGATTGCGCTCACAGCCTCGCCCATGTTCATTGGAGCTTCAACGGTTTGCATGGCTATGCCTTTCCTGGTAGCCAATTCTTACCGCCATAGCGTTCGCGCCTCTTGTTGACTTGCTTGACTAGCCCATCTAATGCCTCTTGTATCGTTGGCGCAGAACTGCCTGTAGCCATAATGGCATCGTCATCACAATCCCAACTATTTTCACCCTTGCCAGGAATAGGAACGCCGCCAGGAATGTCAATATCAAATCCCTTGCGCACAAGCGGCCAGGGCCAGCGCGGGCGTTTCCATGTCTGAACCATCGGCTTGATCTCAACGGGATAGGACGCCTCTGGCATCGTTAATGTAGCCTGCTGCACTTCCCCGTACTCACAGGTGTACTTTTGCTTGCCTAGGAAGAAATCATCGATGTGGAATGTACCATGCCGCCACTTGGGCGTAGTAGACTTCCATACATGCTCGTCATGCCATACACGCCACCATAGCGCCCAGTGGTGAATAGCAAGGCTTGTTTCTTTACCGTGGCTATCACGAGCCGCTTTCCACTTTTGCAGCCAGGGCCAACGTTCAAAGGAAAGATACAGCCCAAATAACCGACATGCAACGCTTATGCGTAACTGATCTTCGCACCCACCAACGGTTAGATCAATATGAAAACTGCGAGTTGGAATGTTCCACTCAACGCCAAATACACCTTGAGGACGATGATGAAGCCATGCACGGCCATGCAACCATTGCTTAGTCGAGTCCTCTTTCTTCAAGTTCTGCCAATGCCAGAAGAAACCATGTTGTTTTTCTGCTATACGCATGTTCTATCTCTTTCTACTTTGTTGCTACAGGCTCATTCACCTGATTGTCTGGTTGATCTAGTGGTGGTTGCTGCTTCGCCTGGACAATCTGCAATGCCTTATCCTGTTGTGCCTGCTGAACTTGATTGGCCTTCTCTTGCAACGCTTGCAATTCGCCTATCTCTTCATCTGTCCAGCCCTCGTCCTTGAGCACCAATTCCAGCGGAACGCCCGCATCAACCGCCATTTTGACCCCTGTCCACATCGCCTGCTTTTCCAACGCTATTTCATATTTTGTTGGCCTGAGCAACGGACGCGGCATAATCGCCATGTCCAAATCGCCTTTGGTGTACGAGTCCAGGTTGAACGGCCTGAACTTTTGCTGTTGCCTATTGAGTGTGCCCCACGCGCCACCATTAGCACGAAAACCAGCGATGGCTGTAGCCATTTGGAAAAGTTTGATATTTCCCTGGTCATATGCGGCGGCAGCTTCACTAAAGCGAGAGTTCACATCTCCTACCAAACGCTCAGCCGCCGGTCCGGTGACCTGGGACATGCCCCGAAGCTCCTTGTAGAACACCAATTCAGGGTGACTCTCTTCAATCTCTTTCTGAACGCGCCCAATTTCCAGGTCAGCTTCTGCCAAACTGAGATTGCCAACGAGGCTTTCCACGTGTGCATCAGCAGGTCCTCCGAGCATCAGCAAGCTTTCCTCATCGCCTGTTGGATAGGTAAAATCGGTCGTTGCGCCACGTTTGGGCTTATCAAATAAATTGGCAACTCTGCCAGAGCTCGCAATCAGCATTGGCGCGCCAATAATCTTATGGATTTGGTCATTGACGTGGCTTGCAAGATTGTTCAACTCGTCTATTTTCCCGATACTGCCTGCAATGCAGGGGCTACCATGGGTACCGCCAATGTCAGTATGCTTTATCCACACAGCAGGCACGAAGCCATACGGGTTCTCAACGACCGAGTTCCCATCGTAGCCGAACGGTGCCCCATCTTTGAAGTACCTGAACTGACGATCATCTACCTCTTTGCGATAGATATACGAGGTCAGTTCGTCCCTGGCCTGATACTCGAGCGCATACGCCTTCACATTGCCAGCCGGATCAAGCTTGATCTCATTCACAAAGCCTGGCCATTGCACTTCAGCGCTGACCGTACCATCCTCCACGTCGTCTACCACTTCGATCAAGACAGAGCCAAGTGCTGCACCGTAGCGCACCTGTACCGACTTACGGGCTTGCCAGTTGCTCCACTGCCAGAATTGCGCTACAGCATCCTTAAGAGCAAGCGGTGTGTCCTGGGAGAATGGCACTGCTAATTGCACACCATCGGGCAACATGGCACCGTCTTCAGAGAGCACGCCTGGGTAAATCTGGCCTGCGTAGAAGTCCACGAGGCGACGGGTGGGATTGTAGATCAAGCGAATATTGCGATAGAGGTTGTAGTTTTGCTTGTAGAGCTGCCACCCATTGGCAGAGACCTGCCACGTCGTGTTGAGATTGCCATTGAAGATGCTGGCCACCTTCTCGAACATGGCCCCGTTGTAGTACGCCCACAGGAGGTTGTACATCGAATATTGGTTGAGGTACAAGCCTTCCTGGTGAGCTTGTGAAGGGTCTTCAAAAACCCGTCGGGCGGCGGTATAAGCTGCAATAGAAGCGTTAATCATCGTTCCAAGAATTCCCATTCCACTATCCTACTTCACCTTAATAAGTCACCTCGTAGATATTGCCAACAATTTCACATTTGGTATCCTTGATGAGATATAAGCCTGCCCGATAGTAGACAGGTTGCGGGCCTCCATGCCATGCTAATTCAAATTCGGCTGTCGTCTCGTCCCACTGAACTTTCCACAAAATACCCTCATAGCTTTTCAGCACATCCCCCTCGTATACATCCTTGCCTGCTTTGTCTTTGATGCCAGTGAACTGCATGATCTCATAATCACCCTCTAAGTCTTCAGGAATAGAGCGTATGGCATTCTCTTCAAACCAATACAGGTCTACATATCGCATTGCATTTCCAAATGGCGATCTTTCCCACGCTCTGAATTTAATCTCTCTCATCGCTAATCCCCTCAACGCATCATATTGCGTCGTTCATAGATGCGATACGCGCCAGGAAGCGCATCCCTGACCAGTTCAGCAGCGCGCGCCATCATTTCTGCTGATACGTATGGACGTTCTATCGGTAATTGATCTGTTTCCAAGGCTAGGGCATACTCATATCCTCTTTGGCTAATTTGGTTACGACTAAAGCCCGCGCTTATCAAATTAGCCATGAACTCTTCAACTTGTTCTTTCATGACAATCCCTTCTAATATCCCACATAACTACGCAGCGCCTGCGCGGTTTCTTCGTCCATTGGCTCTACATCCTTCGCTTCCTTCACAATCGTGGCAATCATGCTCTGATTATCCACCTGATCGTCATGCGCGTCTTTCGGGAAGGTATAAAGCTCTTTGCGCCACGCCTCTAACCACGAGGCATTCTTGAGAAAATACACATTTCCCAGTTTCATCCAAATAGCGGCACTGCCAGCACGAACCATTTTGTCGCCCTTTGGGTGGAATTCCTCGCAGGGCACACCCTTTTCCAGCATGAATTGCCCAAACGCGCCTTGGTACGCCACGTCTTCAAACCAGAACGATTGAAACCGATCATCCAGGTAGGCCAGATAGACCTTGTACCCTTCCTCGATCTGCTTTGGAATGCGGAGATGCGCACGAAAGACGTACAATAGCAATATCTCTTTGGCAGGTGTCACAGCCCACACACAAAATACCGTAAAATCGTTGTGCTCTTTGGCTTTGGCGGCTACATCGGAGGTCATGATGATCTTACAGCCAGACAGAACCACCGGCTTAATGCCGTCCGGTGTTTCGAGGAGATACAGGTTCGCTTGATGGTCAACGGTGAACAATCGTTCATATTGCGCCTCGAAGACAAAGCCGCCGGGTGGGACTGCTGCTTGCTGGAATTGACACGAGTAGGGAAGCGTGGTCATATCGTGCTTCAGTTGATCGAGGTTTTCTTGTGTGAATTTCTCAGGCCAGAGCAATTCGCCTTCCATCTTGCGCCAGTCTTGCCCTTCCCAAACATCCTTTTTATAGACACTTGTGGAACACTTGCGCTCAGGCATGTATTCAGCAGGCAGGTTCAGATGTTCCCAGCCACCTTGCTCTAAGATGTGGCCTGAAATGTCTTGTTGATGGATGCGTTGCCCAACGACAACCATTGCGCCTTTTTCACGGTCGTTTAGTCTCGATTGCCACGTTTCCCGAAACCACGTAAGCGCGTTTTCTCGTGAGACGGCTTTTCGTTCCAAGCTTCCATCATGAGCTGGGTGAGGGTCATCGATAAGGAGGCGGTTTCCGCCTTTTCCCGTCCCGCTTCGAGCTCCAACAGCAGTACAAAGATGATAGCCGCCTTTGTCGTTATCGAAGTTCGCTTTTTCATTTTGGTCCCTCGTCAACTTGAAGAGATGCCCATAGCGGGCCTGAAACCAATAATGCTCAATAACATTCCTGCACCTTCGGTTATCGCGTTCTGCCAGATCACTCACATACGAGGCACACAACCACTGCTCACCAGGGTCATTAATCCAGCTCCACACGCGCCACAACACGGATACAATGCTACTCTTTGCATGTCTTGGCGGCATATTGATAAGCAATCGCAGGATTTCACCACGTGAGACGGCTTCAAGGTGCTCACAAATCGCGTCAATGTGCTTACCGTCTACGAAGGGTACAGGGTCAATCAACGGCCATGCAGCAACAACGAACGGCTTGAGATGACGGCGCATACGTTCCGCTTCAAGCAATTCATCATAGCTTAACTCTTGTGGCTGTGATTTCACCAATGTGAGCATTAGCCAGCCCTCCTGATCGGTTTCACCTTCGATGCCTCGGCTTCCTTGCGTCCATTGGCGGCTTTAATAATAGGCTCAATGATAGCTAATTCTTCATCAGTGCAATAGCGCAACACATCGCGCAAATCATACGGGCTGTTTTCTTGCTCAGTGGGGATAATCAATTTGAGCTTGATGTACTGACTCAGAGCATCGGCAAAAAGTTTATGTTGGTTGAGTCCAATAAGACCATCTCCATCAAGAAAAGTTGCCAGATGGTTGAGAGCCTTTTGAACAATCTCTAATTCTGGCAATTCAGAAGAGTTATCACTGATAACCTGATTTTGGGGGATGATAACAGGAACGATAACCCATCGTTCCTTCGAGGCTTTTTTAGAAATTGCCGCCTGGGAGATGTTGTACTTTGTGGCAAGCGACCGCTGGGAAATACCTGACTCATATTCTTGTCGAATTGCACTCCAATCAGGCATCTTTACTTCTCCTCAACGACAAGGCACCAGGCGTCAGACCTGCCAGCCATGATACTTGAGCAAAAGCGGTGCTTGCCATTGCGTATACCGAACATGGAAGGCCCGGAAGGTCTCACCACGAGCGGATCAACGTCCAGCTCAGGATGATCGAGTAAGAGTTGCAGGTAGAGCGCGAACCTTTCAGGGTAGCAAGCTTCAGTCTCCGTAACATGTAACTGGCTCAAGGGAATACGACGGATGGAAAGTTTTGCACCTGACGGAATCATTCGCTACCTCGACACATACATTGTTCAACCGGCTTGAATGCGATCTTGAGCATTTCTGGATTGACAGGCTTGCGCACTGCTGCTGGGTCGCCATAGAAGGGATAGGACAGCGTGACCAGGAAGTCGCCCACGACCTTTTTGCAATGCGGGCACACTGCGAGAGCAGGCCCAGATGTTACGCCAGCATGAATAATTTTCACTGTCTTATCTCCCTAGCATCACATGCACGATCATGAACACGAGCAGCACGCGCCACGCCTCCACAGTGACGATGAAGGCCACGAGGAAGGCAGGGAACAGGCACAGGAATGACCATCGGTAGTGCAGCGCCTCTTTGTGTGTCATGATGCCTAAGTCACAAGCGGGTGTGTGGGCTGGTTTCGCCACTCGACAGCCCCTAGAGAACGTCATTGACCCCACACGTTACCGTCGAGTGGCTTGTGTAAAGCATACAGGCTAGTTCGTTCGTACGTCAACGATTTGGGGGAAGTGACGATATTTTGTTGGGGAAAAACCTATGGTATACTGGAGAAAACTGATAAGGAAGCATGATGAAAAGCAAAACACCGATAGAAGATAGAATGTTCATTGAAGCGTTACAATCTAAAGATTTTCGGAAACGGTTTCGATCACTTTTGAAGTATATTTGCAATTCATGGACAAAGATACAAAACTGGGCACAATCGCTTGATGACCATGACGCGCTGATCATTATGGCCTTGTACGATGAAGACCTGAACCGCAATCTGTTCGGAGACGAGCGCTACGAACAACTACAGCCATTGATTGAAGGGGGAAACGATGCCAGTTGACTTGGAGGCTATCAAGACTGATATGCCTATTTCCGCTTTGGTCGATCTACTGAAGTCAATGGACGCCCTGACGGATGAAGAGAAAAAACAAGTCGCGCAAAAGCTAGAGGCGATTGGCCTGGAAATTGGGCATTTTGATGATTATCGCTTCACAGAGTTTGGCGTGCGTGCGAGCGATGGCACAAAAGACGCCTGGCAATGGTGGCTGTAGCCTCACGCGATATCCGGCAACACTGACCTGATCTTCCCTGATTCCATTTCCGCCAGCTTGTGTAACGGCGCGATATACGCCCCATGCCATTGCCCCTGCTCGTCCCGTTTCGCTGCCCCTGCGTACCATCCACTGCGTTTGCGACTGAGATGCGGCGTCCATCCACAACGACGGAGGATGCGCCGGAGACGTGCTGAAGACGCCTCGAATTGCTCTTTGCTCATTTCCACGGTACCCCACACGAAATATGATATATTGCTAGAACGAATGAGCGAACAGGAAGGAGGATTTTATGAACGAGGACACAGAACAGAAATTGCACATTCCTGCTTTGACAGAAGAGGAGAAAGAGGAATGGCGAAAAGTCGGTGAAAAGCTTTGCGAGAGCGTTGTTAAAATGTTCGAAGGCTTGGCTGCAATGGCAGAGGAAGTTAATCGCCACTTGGAAGTCTGGCAGCATGAGCAGGCAGAAACGAACAAGCGAAAGTTGACCATCGTGCCTCCTGATAACGAACAATAAATCATATCGCCCGCCTGGAGGAATTGATGAAATGGGGGTAGGGGCCATGGCAGGTTGCTTGTCCAAGGAGTGCCAAACGATTTGTAGGATGTGCCATGGCTCCTATGGGTAGAACGAACGAGAAGCCATCAGGGGGGGCAAGCGAGGATTGCATAGGGAATGTCAAGGGAAAACTCGCTTGCCGTTAGACGCGTCTGCTGAAAGTGTAACACAAATATTCTTGAAAAATCAAGAAATATCCTGTATAACTTAACTAGGAATGTCAACAATACCCACCTCGTAACAGCATGACCAAAAGCGACGAATGGCCGCCGTTTGCCTTCGCGCCGTCCTCGCCCTGGGGCCGGTGCTATTCTGATTTCCTCCGGCGCAAATTTGACAGGTCCGGCAGTCAATCCACGCTGGACCACTACCGCCAGTACCTTGTGCAATTCTTCACCGAGCCCGCATTGATACCCGATGCCTACACGCGGGAACATGTGGAGGCGTTCGTACATTCACCCGGTCGTGGGCCTGGTAGGGAAGGCAATCCGCCTTCTGTTGGGCTCATGAACAATCGTCTCAGTGTGCTCAACTCGTTTTATGCTTATGCTGGTGGCTATGGCATCACGAACGAGCAGGGCATCATTGAGCCATTGATGAAAAGAATGCCACCCACAGCGGGATTGAAACAGATGCAGCGGGAGCAAGGCCCCTATCGTGCCCTCTCTGCGGAGGAGCTGCGTCGGTTCTTTGCCGCGATCCCACGAGACACGATTATCGGCATACGGGATTATGCGCTCTTTGCCACGTATTTCTTCACGGCGCGAAGACGCTCCGAGATCGTCAATTTGAAGTGGGGCGACATTGAAAAGACCACACTCATTGAGGCGAATGGTGGAAGGCGCGAAGGTTGGCTCTATCATTATCGGGCAAAAGCTCACAAGCGTCAGGATGCTACAGCGGAATTGCCACAGGTCGCTATGGAAGCTATTGTGCTGTACTTGGAAAAATCAGGCAGGCTGGCGACCATCAAGCCGGAGGATTATATTTTCATCATGGCCGATCGACGCTATAAGCCCGATGCGAAGAAGCCATTGCACCCGAATACCGTGTGGCACGCAGTGAAGGTTTACGCTGCGCGGGCGGGGATACCGCAGGGGAAGATCACGACGCATTCTCTGAGGCACACAAGTGCTCGTGTCCGCTATGAAAGTGGAGTGGATATCAGGGAAATCCAACGCATCCTGGGCCATGCCAATCTCTCAGTAACGGATACATATCTCCGCCAACTTACGACCACAGCAGACCCTGGTGCAAAGTTTCTTGAGAAGAAGTTTGGGGACTTCTAGACGTGCAATGAGGGCAAACATACTTCCATTTCTGTTTGCCCTCATCACGAGTCGCTTCATTTGGCTGTGGTATGGCACTATGATAGCACGCTACGAAGCATCCTACAAGCCTCTGCTACGATTGTCCTACGTTCTACTCCATTGGACGCAGGGCAATCGCCATCATAAAATCTCTCGTGTGAATTTTGCGTGAATGGATTAAGACAAATGTTTTTCGAGGTATTTTATCGCACTCTCTAAGCGGGTAAAGCTATCATTAGCAAAGCCCAACAGAGTATTACACTTTCGGCAAAGAAGCTCCCTTACTGTACCGCTATAATGACAATGATCAACTACAAGGTAATCTCCAGGTCCTGGCAGCACCCCACAAATGGCGCATCGTCCATTCTGTGCTTTAAGCATAGCAGCGTGATCATCAGGAGTTAACCCGTATTTACGTAAATGGCTAACATCTTTGTTAACAGCAATAGTGTGCTGATTAGTCGGAGGTAAACAATCCCTAACAAGGGCAGTTTCTTCAGAGGCGGGTTGTATAAATTTAGCGCAAACACCACAGCAAAAAGCTTTTGGTGACATAGTACGCATTTTCCCACAGTTGCGACATAAGCGTTTTGGGCGTGGTACAATACCATTCATGGCAAGCTCCAATCTTGTCATCGGCTCAGGGGTATGTCCAGTACCGCCTGAGCAAAACAATTTTTACGCCTCTATTATACCATAATCTAGCCTCTTGTGTATATAGGTTAAGGTTTCTCAATACGATTTCCCCACAATGACCCTTGCAGGTTAAGGTTTCTCAATGCGATAGGTGAATTTTTTCACACTCCCCATTTTGGATAATCTTGGGTTACAATAAAACAGTGAGAAACGTGGTGAGTGTTTTCTACCGTGCAACTCCACCAAAGATTACAGTTTATTCATAATTGCTCAGAGTCCGCGAAATTGGTGAAAATTTGCGTATAGTACCCCTTGCAATTGATTACAGGGTATGTTACTATCTTAATGCTGTTTAATATATTGTTATCTCAAATAACATATCGTAAAATCAAAGGGGGTCTGCGCTATGAGCGCGCCAGCGATGACGGAAAAACTCTATACCATAGAAGAGGTCGCTAAAATTCTTGAGCTTCACCGGAATACCGTGAAAAAGAGAATTGAAGAGGGTGATCTTGTAGCCATCAAGGTTGGACGTGAATACAGAATCCGACCGCGAGACCTTGAAGATTTTATGGAGCGTAACCAGTACAGGCCAAAAGGCCAATAAACGTGAAAGCGCCCGCCTCCCTGTCTGATTGCATTCCGACGTTTGGGAAACGAGCGCTGTAGTTCCAAGCAAAGAATACCATCTGCGTGAGGCAGTGTCAAGATTTGCTTGGTGGAAAGGGGTACCACTGTGTCATCTACAGACACAAAAATTGGCGGGAATAAACCCGCCACGAGTCCATCGCTCCAACCACGGTGTGACACCGTGTTACACAAGGACGATATTGTATATACAACAAACAACGAGTTTAGGCCGGTTTCTGTTGTCCATTGTAGCACATGGTGTAGCAGTCTGCGAGGTGAGTCATGAACCGATTCACACCCGAAAGGCCGCCTCCACGAGACAAGCGCACTGTCGAGGAATTCAAACAGTTCCTCACGTGGGCGGGTAGTCCGTCCTATCCTGGGGTCTACATCCACCTGGCACGAGGCTGGTACCAGGGCCTACTCACCATCGAGGAAGGCCAGCGTATTGAAGCAGAGCGGCAGGTGTGGCAGTTCGTAGGGGTGCAACATGAATGAGCCTGTTTACGGCGTTGCACCGGGCGCAACATACGACCCTGACATTGATCTGCTGTACGAGGATGACGATGAGGACACAGTGAAGCGGGCAGCTATTGATAGTACGGTGAAGTTACGGCGCGTGGAGGTGGCAGTATGAGCAATCCAGGCAACTTAGGCCAGCGGTTCCGTATGTCGAAGCTGACCGGCGTAGAGGTCAAAGGCGGGAAGGTTGTGTTCCATCTCGAATGTGGGCACGACTACAGCAGTACTCCGCTATGGGGTACGCCTGAAGAGTCAGCAGAGCGAGCACAGGCCCGGATTGGCAAGCGGGAGCGATGCGACAAATGTATGGAGAGATCATGATTACCGACCTCATCGCCCACTGTGAGCAGCAGCTCCACCTCGAAGCCGTCTACCACGAGGCCAAAGCCGCCGAGCGTGCGGCATGGCAAGCCGATATCGACAATCCACATTGCCATCACGAGCGGTTCTATTCCCAGTGCTACCTGCGTGCATTTTGGGCGATGCGTGAGGCATGGTGGAACTGGCGGGCTGCGTGTGAGAGGGAGGGTACGAAATGATGACCGTTCTCCGAAACTTGGACATTTAGGACAGGCCCAAACGTCACGTTCGGTTCTTCGTTCAACGAGAAGAGTTTCGCTTGAGATTGCTCTCAAGCCAGCGCTCCTCTCTCCCGAAGCGTAACTTTCCGTGGAACTCACGGTAGTTCTCAAGTCTGGTAGCCATCAGAAGCCTTGGTTTTTGGCTTCTGGCAAGTAGAAAGAGAAGTGTACATTGGTCAACACGCTAGTGTTTTTACCCACGGAAACGGTTTACCGTGGAACCCACAAGCACTATTCAGTTATCAAGGTACTACAGATATATTCTCTCACAGGAGACAAAAAGCGGCAATGGAAGAGAAGTCCATGAAGGGATATGAATGTCCATGTTTTCAGAAGCTAGTTATGACCCTCCTCTCTCGACTCATCATGCTCTCCGTGTGGCTCTTTCTGCTGGCCTGCTACATCGGATTTGTCTACGTGCTGTGGCTGGCGGTCACGACACCCATTCCGGGGAATTGAGGGAAGCCATGAACGATAACCCCGACGTCTACAACGTCACCATCCAGCATGTGGCCATTGCCGCGTCTACGATTGGCTTCGATGTGCTACGTAAGCCAGGATACTACATCATCCTCACCGATGCTCTGCCCGGCTATGGAGACGCGGTAAAGTTCCCTGATAGCCCACATGGCTACACAGAGGCCCTGGCATGGATACGGAAAATAGCGGGCGATGAGGAGGCCAATCCTGAGCAAGCAGTTTGACCGCAAATTATTCAGTGCCTCTATCCAGGCAAAGTTGCTCGAGTCGCAGCTTAGCTTGCGAGAAGCGGCAAAGGAATCTGGTATCAGTCTGGCTACCCTGAGTCGCCTCAGCAATGGCAAAGTACCGGATATCGATCATTTCGTGGCCGTGGTTCGCTGGCTCCAAATCGATGCGAATGCGTTTATGGATGCACCGCGGGGAGCAATCCTGACCAATCGTGAAAAGTGGGCGTGGCTCTATCTGTGCCTGCGAGACTTGGATGTACCGGAAGAAGTGATTCAAGCCATAATCACCGTCATCAAAGTGGTAAAGCGGGGAAGCGAGGCCAATCGTGACTGAGCCACGTCAGGAACCCTATAGCAAAAGCTATGGGTTTGCAAACTGTTGAGCATTTTAGCTCAGGCTGTTACAAGCCCTACCTGACCAGACCCAGCCAGGAAGAGATATCACCCATATCTCTTTATCGGGCTACGATACCGGCAATGTCAAAGAACGTACCAATGGGTGCGAGGCCAGCCCATTGCTCTATAACTCTCGAATTAACCAGGTTCATAGTAGGGGTTAAAGCCAGTGTTCGAGAGATGTGCAGACCGGTATCATCGTCGAGGCCACCATTACCCGGGAAACCGGTGGGAGTTACCGGCCTACTCCATATCAACAAGGCCGCCCCGCAAGGGGAGATGAAAGGTAGCGAGGCATGAGTGATGTAGTTCCCAGTGGGAGTGTGTTGGTATGGAATATAAAGACGACGTATAGTTTCCACTTGACCGAATTGTATCAATGTGGTATGCTTACAGTGGCATATCGTACGTATGCCAAAGGAGGTTCTAGTGATCACTATGGACTATTTAACCGCAGAGGAGGTAGCTACAGAGCTTCGATATTCGGTCACAACTGTAAAACGGATGCTTCGTACCAACGAAATGCCAGGCTACAAGTTTGGCGGCGAATGGCGCATCGACCGGGCCGAGTACGAAGAGTGGAAGCGACAACGCAAAAATCAATATCAGAAACCAGCAGAGGATTAACTGACCTTCTGGTTTTTCCAGTAGCGCACGTGCTGCAAAGAAGTCTCCACACACCTATGCAGCACGCTGTGTAGCACTACCTCTATGCATTTTTGCACATGTTGGGCAAGGATGCAAGGGGTAGGGAGAAAGCGAGATAACAAATGACACTTCTAGCGGGGCATATCACACCAGAGGAAGCCGAAACCTCTGATCCAACACTGGGCGTTGAGTTTGAGCCTGAACACAATCAGGTCGTGGTCTACATCGATGAAGGCCATAGTCAAACTGAGGTGAGTTTGACTTATCGGCAAGTCTGTCAACTTCAAGGTATGGTCGCCCAGGCAAGAAGCGCAATGGAATGGCATAACGCTACATGGGTCTCTGCCTCTGAGCGATACAAGGTACCTTGTATCGAGCACCTGATGAAAAAAGGTGAGCATGACCCAAAGGGCAAAACGCTTTGTGGAAGGGTGCCATCAGAGTTTGACTTACTCATTGGTGGGTGGCAACTTTACCCCATTCGCGGGGAGCCTTCACGCACGCTCCGCGATAAGTTTACAGGTGGCACCTGTAAGCAGTGCCTTAAAAGATACGACAAAGCAATGCAAGGGTAGTTGGCAGGGAATACTGCTATTTCTCATAACGTGAAGGGTAAGGGCAATTGTATGAGTAAACGGGATGATTTTACTTTCAACGGTTTTGAACCGGCTAATACCACGCCGGTGCCAGATATTCTTTTTGATGAACTTTTATCACAACTCACTGGGGCAGAACTCAAGGTACTCCTCTACATCATCAGGCGTACCAGGGGCTTCAAGAAAGACACCGATGCTATTTCTTTAAGCCAATTTCAAAAAGGCATCATCACGAAAGAGAGAAAACAGCTTGATAAAGGGTGTGGTGTAGGAGATCGTCAAACGATCATTGATGCCCTGGCTTCCCTAGAAAAGAAAAAATGCATTGTGAGCGAGAAAACCAAGACAGTAAAAGGCGACAATGCTACGACGCTCTATCGCATTTTATTCAGTCAAGAGGTAGTGGGAAAAGCCTACCACGGTAGTAGGGAAAAGCCTACCACGGTAGTGGGAAAAGCCTACCACCGTGGTAGGGAAAATGGCACTACCGTAGTTGGGAATTCCAACCCACAAGAAACAGTATTACAACAAACAGATTCACAAGAAACAGTATCACAAGAGAGTGTTACGCCCACCATTGCAGATATGCCAGCATGTGGCGCTAGCGCGCCAGCACCCTCTGCTTTGCCTCTTCAAGAAAAAACTGATAAGCAAGAGATACCGGTGACTTATGCTGATTGCCTTGCTTATCTCCAAGAGCATAACGCTCTCCCTCAAGGCGATGCCGTTCAGCAGATGACTCAGGCTCGCATACTTTACGCTTCTCAGCAGAAAGGACAAACCGATGGACATAGCCAGCTTCGTAGCACTCATCATGGTGCTGATTACCCTGATAGTGGCAGCGTTAGTCATCCTGGAGAAGCCGAAGGACAACGGATAGAACAGACACCCTCCTCCACGCCTGTTCAGGTTCTCCCCCCACTTGCCACTTTGAGCAAGATGCCTGAACAGGCCGCGTTCATGGCACCTGCGGAACCGAAGCCGCGTGCAAAGGCAGCACCGAAAAAGCCCGTAGAGAAACCAGCCGGGCCACCTGTCGCGCCTCCTGTGGACATGGAGTGGAGCACACGTAAATGCTTGCAATGGTTCGACTTCTGGCGTGGAGCTCCACTTATCGGCAAATTCAAGCTGATGCAGGCCTCCACGTGTGCCAAAGGACTGGCAGAGAACTATTCTGAAGCGCAGGTGCTCAGTGCGCGTACGGACATGGAAGCGGATGTGTACTGGATGGCTAGGGGTGGCTGTGATGTGTGCGATGTGGCGAATAACATTCACAAATATGTCAGGAAGCGCCAACTAACGATTGCGGAGAAAGCGAAAGACGCCGCGCCGGTGAAGATTACTCGTGAAATGTTGCACCAAAGGAAACCATGATGACAGAGAAATGGGTACCGACCAACGTGGAGGCAGAAGAAAGCGTGCTTTCTCACCTGCTCAGTGCTCCACGCAAAATTACGGAAGTGGTAGACCGCTTATCCCCTGAGCACTTCTGTTCAGATCGTGCCAGCCGCATCTACCAACTCATGGTGACGTTAGCGCATCAGGGGAAGGCATGTACCGTCTCTAACGTCTATGATGCCTGGGCAAGAATGTATGGCATGGATGATGAAGTCTACGACTTTCTTGAAGATCGCTATGGTCTTTTCTCAGCATTCATGACGCCCTTCGAGGACCAGGTAGAGAAGGTCATTCGCGTGCATACCATGCGCCGTCTCATCTCAGCCGCCCAGCACATCGCGGAAGTCGCCTACGCTCAGGACGACAATGCTATGGACGTGGCAGAACAACTCATTTACGATATTGCCAGGGGCGTAGATGGTGACACAGTGGCAACGCTGGCAGAGGTGAAACAGCGCTATATGCAGGAGTTTGAACAGCGCCGTGAAAACCTCCTCAATGGCATTGCCAACGGCATCCCGACCGGCTTTCATGAGCTTGATACAATCCTGGGAGGACTCCAACCATCCAATCTCTATACCCTCGCAGCTCGCCCTAGCCTGGGTAAGACAGCCCTGGCTCTCAACATTGCCCTGTACATCGCTAGACATGCCCGCCGGTGCCTGTTCTTTAGCCTGGAAATGAGCGAGTCAGAATTATTCCAGCGCTTGCTAGCCATAGAAACGCCCGTTGACCAATCGTTCTTGCGCGACGGCGATGTGAACGAGCAGGAGTTGGAAGATATCCGCTACACGGCGAACGATCTGGCCAACCTGGATATGCTGATAGACGACCGGACATACACACTTGCGGGCATCTGTAGTAAGGCCCGGCGCGAACATGCCCGCAAACCGCTTAACCTCATTGTGGTTGATTATCTCCAATTGATCGATACCGCCCCGGAGGGCCGAAGCAAGAACAAGATGCGCTATGAGGAGGTGGGCGAATTCTCGAAGCGATTGAAACGCCTGTCCAAAGAGTTGAAAGTGCCGGTCATTGCCATAGCTCAGTTAAACCGCGACGTAGAAAGCCGACAAAGCCCAAAGCCGCGTATGTCTGATTTAGGCGAAAGTGGCAAACTTGAGCAGGATATGGACGTTGTGGCCTTCGTCTACTGCGAGGAGGCAGAGATCAAGAAAAAGGAGAATTGCGAACCGTATCAGGTGCATGTCAATGTCGCAAAACATCGAAACGGGCGACTGGGGGACGTAGCCTTGTGGTTCAGGCCCCGGATCACTAAATTTCAGGACGAGGAACCGGACTATGACGAGTGAGGATTATCCGGCCATGTGTCTCAATACGGCCCATGCATTCGCCAGTCCGTTTGAAGTTGTTTTTGCTACGCGCACCGATGCCTGCTGGCTGTACTGGTGCGAGGATTGTAGACACCGTGGACAGCTTTTAGACTGGGGAGCCGCGGCAAACTTTCCTGAGATAGCGATACATCCCTATGCGATAGCGGAGGGTATAGGCTTCTGGCAAACGGCTGCGCTTCTCGGTAGTGACGACATGATCTGGATGTTTTTGGGGCTTATCGAGATGCTTGATATGGAGATACGAGAGGAAGCAAGCGTATGACTTGGACAATCATTGTTACCGTGAGCGCATCTGTCCTGCTCATCGCCGCCTTCGTGGCCGATCTGCGAACCATGCAGACCGAGCACGAGGCGAAGCAGCCACCAATGGAGCTTGCCGAGTTCAGATCCGCTTTGAAACGATTGGATGATTTCACAGAGACCGAGATATGGAAGTTGTACGGGGTGTATCGAAATAGGGGGAGAGTGAAGGTATGAACATCCGAAATTACTGGCAGCAAGGGGCAGAGGCGTATCAGGCTTTCAAGTATCAGCAGACCATGGAAAAGTTGGATGCTGAGCTTAACGCCATTATTGCAAAACAGTCGAGTTATCCGTGCAAATGTGAAAAAGTGGATGCTTACCACTGCTATGCAGAGAAGCACGATACATTTGAGATTGATGACAATAAGTTTTGTCGGTGTCGTTGCCATAAGACAAAAGAGTTTTAAGGAGAAATACATGACCACAGAACAGCAGTAGACAGCGATTAGGGGGATGTATGCCTGAGCAGCTATCACTGTGGGATGCCCCAGCGCCTGACACCTACGAATTTCCGTTCAGTTGGGCCGATGACGATCAGTCTCTGCCACAACTTGAACGGCTTGCGGGATTGCTCAAGCAGCATGGACATACGGCAAGGGATGACAGTGGTACGCTTTGCCGATTTAGGGTGGATTCAACGCGCATTGCTGACGGGAAAGTCTACGGAACATGCATATTACTGCCAAGTCTCAACACGGTGATGAGCAATCCGCAAGACGATGAAGACGACTGTTGAAAATAGTATAACGCTGTGTTGCATCAAAAGAAACACGAGCTCAGGGGGATGTATGACCACAAAAACACAAACTCACACGTGCTCGGTGTCCGGTTGCACCGAGCCGACGCACACCATTGGCGGATCGTGCGAGAAGCACAATGCAGGGTTCCGTGCAAAGTGGCGCGAGGAGCACACCCGCAAGCCAGGAGACACCCGCAAAGGCTGGCTCATCGGTGATCGGTGCCAGGTGAAGCTCGGCAAGATCACCTATGACGCGGAAATCATCGACATGAGCAATGTTATCCGCTCAGAGTCCAATTACCACTTGGAGGTACATCTTCGGCTCACCAAGACGGTGAAAGGGCTCGACGGGAAGCCCTACGCCTCAACGTGGGTGCATCCAGAGCCTGTCCAGTCCTATAAGCTCAAAAAGGCATTGTTGAAGTAGTCAATGGCTGGCCCAATGAGAGCCAGCCCAAGCCCTGGTATCGATTCAAGGCTCGGTATTGAAACGAGCCAAGAAGGGAAACACACATGTCAAAGTTTCAGATCCAACGGAAGCATAGCAACATTGGTTTGTTCATGGTCATTTCACTGGCCTATATCGCGTTGCTGTTGCTGTTTGGGTGGCAAACGTGGGAATTCGTCAACTTTTTATTCCCTGATGACCAGCTTCTGATGAAGCTGCTTACCGTCTTCTCATTCGATGTCATGGCCCTTATTTGGGGCTGTGCACATATCTTTTATCGGTTCGCCCATCCTCACGCAAAAACGGCCGTAGGCTGGGGCTGGGCGATTACCAATATTCTTTCGTTGGTCGCAACCATCTTGTATATGGTCATTCAGTCGATGTTTCGCTTTCACGTAGTGGTGAGCACCGATGTAGTGAACTTCGGGTATGGAGTCACTATCACGGCCTTGGTGTTCAACCTGGCGATGATCGCGGTGTTTCTGTACAAAGAGATTGCAACGCGCTTCCCCAATGAGGACGAGTTTGAATTGGTGGACGTGCCCAAGAAGCGATCTAGTACGCCTGTTCAACCTGATTATGAGCAAATACGGCGTGATGACGAGGCGTGGTTAGAGCGGCAAAAAGCGCGTTGGGAACGGGAGCGACAACAATCCAGCCCTTTATCAAATCCCCAAGTGGAGACATCAGGCAGCCACGAGGGGAAGAACGGCAACAAGTAGCGCCTGAAATCGACGGTGGAGCGGAAGCAATGGACGCTCCACCTGATGCGGAACCCGAATTGTTTGAAGGTGAAAACAATTCGGGTAGGGAAGAGGAACCCGAATTGTTTGAAGGGCCTGAACAGCCAGTACAAGCAGGTTCAGGCAAAATTAAAAAACTCGGTACTGTTGGAAGAAAAAGGAAATATGAGCGACCTGGGAATGATGGTATTCCCCCTGTAAAGGATGTGGTTGTATACCGTTACAAGATGGGTCGTCATTGGCCTGGGATGTCTCAGGACATGAAAGAGTGGTACGAGTGGTACTACTTTACAAAGCCAATAAGAACGGAAAGGGCAAAAGATGCACGAGACTACGAACGGCATGTCAAAGCCTGGGAGCGGGGGCGTAAGTGGATCGCCGAAGAATGTGGCATTGAAGCCCTGGGAGATAGCCGTAAAGTTATTGCCATTAGAAAGCGGTCCAGTTAGCGTCGAACTAGCGTCTGATGCTCAGTTTCAAGCCTGGATGGATGCTAGCGGATTGAATGATCTGGTAGATGATGACGGAATAGCAGGATGGTCATTTGATGATCGAGTGAGGGTTATCAATTTCGCAATCAAGCAGGGAAGAACACTCAATTTTGCTGATGAAAACAATTCCAATAATTCGGTTAGCAAGACAGAACCCGAATTGTTTGAAGGTGATAAACCCGCTTCAGAAGCGATGTGAGGTTGACTTATGAGTAACGCTTGTGAAACACATGTCCACGGAGAGTATGTAACATTTCCATCGAGCGGCATCTATCATCTAAGTGAAAGTGATCTAGAACATACGCGCTGTGGTCTGTTGCTTTTCCATCCATACCATTTGAAGAATGGACTGATTGTTGACGCCTTTGAGGGAGGGGTGCCATTTCCCTCTTTTCATCAACCTATTCCAGAAGGTAGGAGGCTATGTCTCCATTGTCAGAAAAGAGAGGAGCAAGCTACATGAGCTTAGAAGATGAATTATTGGAACTCAACAGCGTCTATCACAACCAACGTGAACGTATGGCCCAACTCGAAGCCATCTTGCGCGAATACGTGAAGCTGCTCGATGAGTACGAAAAGCATTTTTTCTTTCGCGCCACAGAAGAGGCGAGGGAAGCCCTTCAGAAACGCGCAAAGAAATTGTTAGGAGGGAAATGAACAAACGCATCATGTTCGCTCTCATCGGGCTCGTGCTCGGCCTGATTGCCTGGTATCTGCTCGTTAGGATGGGATTAGTCATCAATTGAAAGGGGAATTATGAGCGATTTAACTGACCAGGAAATAGCCGAAACGCTTGCGACTTACTTGAATGACATTGATGCAAAGATATGTCCACACTGCAAAGCTGCCATTGAAGAAGAGAAGCAAGTAGGCAGATGCGTGTACGCCTTGCCCTGTTACCATCGACTCTACCAGGGGAGAGCCAAACGGGAGGAACGGATACATCCGTATTTTCGTGAACAGCAGGAACGAGGTGAATAATTGAGCGGCAGAATAACCACCCTTCGCGCCGAAACCAAAACTGAACGCGAATTGCACAAGATTATTAAGCGCAATGCCACCGATGCGATGCTGACTGTAGCGAAGCGGGAATGCATCAACGGCATATTCAAAGATCATGGTCATTGCTACCGGATTAGCAGCGTCTACCGCGATGAGATCAACCGACTGATCGTCGTCGGCCAATTGGAGGACAAATAACCAATGGCTGAATTATCGCAACAGCAACGCGCATGGCTGGAAGGCGAAGCGCACGATGTCGCGCAAATCTGCCAGCATATGCAATGGGAGCGGAAGTCGGCCAAAGATCAAATCCTCGCTACCTTTCGTATCGGTGAAGAGGAATGGCACGGACAAGTTGATGAACACCAGGACGAGATTGAGGGAATTGTGTGTAGTGCGTTGAATGAGTTTTATGGGATAGAAGTACAGGACAAGTAGAAAGGGAGAGTGCGGTGATGGCGGAGTGGAAACAGAGGGTAAAGGATATGTTGTTTGATGTATTGTGTCTGCTCCGTCCAACGGAGCGGCCCAGCGAGACGGAGCTCATAGCCTACGGCAAGGAAATGGAGCGACGGCAACACATGAAAGCGAGCGTGTGGATTGACCCAGCAGTCAAGCCGTGCGCCTATCCACAAGTGGCCGCATACGAGCCGCCACAGCGTACGACCGACCCGGTGAAAGTGCCGCCCTATCCACATGGCGCGTACTTTCTCCAGGAGAGGAAGCGCTACACGCGGCTCGTGGATACCGAGACACAAGGATTGCAGGCTCTCACGCAAGAACGAATGCAAGAATTGCTGAGAAAGGTGGAACCGTGAGTAAATGTGCTATGTGCGGTCAGGTGAAGCATTCTGATATTGAGCCGCACGTGTTTGACAGGACGAAGCGGCTGGTACACATTTGGTGGGATACATCGGTGTGGATATGTCACGAATGCTGGGTAGATTACCGTGTTGATGCGCTTCTTGCCCCAGTGCGTTTTATGATTTCTAGCAACAGACAATACAGAGGTGAAGAGCCAAGTATGCTTGATCCTGAGCGCGAGGAAATAGATGTCATTTTTGGGGTAGTAAAAATGCCTAGGGAGTCTAGTGAATGAGCACCCACTTTCTTGTGCTCCACGACCAGGACTACGCTACTCGTGTGCGTCAAGCCATTGCGCGTGATGTGTGCGCGCTATCCAGCGTCGTTCCACCAGTGGAGAAGAAGCAGCCACGACGGAGACAACGCAAGACCAAGCCGTTGCCACGTTTCCACGACCGGCAAACAGAAGTCGGCACGTATACGACGGTGCCGAGTATGGAGGATAGATGAGCGGATTACGAGAAAAGTACAAGATCAGAGAATTTCAGCAGGCTAGATTTGCTCTCGACAGCTACTATACAGCGCTCAATACGCTTGCTTTGCTCATCAAGGCCAACGCTTCCAAAGAGCGTATAGACGAGACGGTAATCCAAGCAAAAGAAGCTAGGGCACGACTTGGCAGAGCGATAGGACAATTAGGTTTTACAGTGGAAGATCAGGAGGGTAGCAAGTGAGCGAACAATACCCAACGCCACAAGAGACGCAGGAATGGCTTGACGAAATTTGGTCATCAGACCCGGACTTGTGGGAATATCTGATGTTCTACGAAGACGAGGAGCCAGCAAACCTTGATGCACTTGAAGAGAGGCTCTATCTGATGGGAGAACGTGATGAGCGGATCTGAACTATTTTGGACCACCTATTTTATGCTCAGTGGGATGATCGTCAATGTTGCACTCGTCATGGCCCTGGCGCTGTTCCTGGTCCTCTGGCTAGTTGGCAAAGTGGAGGATGCCCAGCGACGGCGCAAGCTGTACGCGGAGCTGAAGCAATCGTTACTTGATGAGATAGAGAGCAGGTGAACCATGCAGCAGAACGATTTGCGAGGCCACAGCCCGCCACAGTATGAATTGTTTATCCGGCGTAGCGACCATGCCGCGCTACTTGTGGAGAAGGTATCACGCCGTCGTATTGCGATTAGGAGCGTGCTAGGGAGCCTCAAGGAGTCGAAAGGTCTCTTTGTGCTGCTGCGAGACAAACGAAGGGTTACGCCTTATCTGATGGGCGATGAGATTCATTATTGCAGTGAGTTTCCAAAAGAGGATGGACGCTAATTGCTAGCGTCCATCCTCTTCATTTGCGTGGTCAACGGCGCGTCTTCTGCCTCTTGTCGTCCCTACCACATACTGATCAATGTCCACTTTGCGGTAGAGTTTGCCACGAGCCCCTATCTCGATGCTATCCACCTTGCCAACCCTGGCCAGCCCGCGGGGATAGTTTTTGTCTATCGTGCGACCGCTGTTTTCCGAGAGCCTGACCGCGGCCTCCTCCGCGCTGTACCACTCATCAAGATTGATAGCGTGCTGCTTTTTTGCCATATCAGTTCCTTCTAAATCTTCAAAAACTCGTTTCGTGTATACATTATACCATCGAAACGAGTTTTTGCAAAGTGGCAAATATTGCCTCTAAAATGGCTTAAAGGGCTTGACTAATTAGCACGTAACGTGTATACTTAGATCAGTGAAGAACACAAAAAACTTTTAGGGGGACAAATCAATGAGCAGCAAGAGCACCATCGCAAAGGTTCAAGGCAAATCGGCACTGCGCCGTACCAATATCGGCCCATCGCAGAGCATTCAAGCGTTAATGGTTCGCATCGAATGGACAGACGCGAAAGTGGTTCGCATCGAAGCTCGCAAGGATTTCGTTCTGCAAGCCTCTACCGTCCAAGTCAAAAAAGGCGACTACAAGGTTCTGGTAGCAGCCCCCGTAAACATTCAAAAGGGCATGGTGATCTACTTCGTAGCCAGTGATGAGTTTGAAGGCTACTACTACCTGAACCTTTATTCTGAGGCACGATCAAGCTTCAGTTGCACCTGCCCGAAGTCAGCACAGTTCCATCAGCAGTGTTCGCACCAGAGCGCTGCTATGGACTTCGTGACGAAGAAATATACCAATCGCATCGAGACTGAGCATCGCATTGATGCTGATCTCGACATACATATCAGTGAGGAATTAGACGTTGCCCGTCGTGAACGGCAATTTGAGAATTTAGCGAGTGTTGCATAGTAAAGAAAGGGATTTTGAAATGAGCACAGTTGAGCAGAAGCAAGCCGAGTTAGAAGCAGCGTGGGCAGCATTGCAGAGCGTGCCCAGCTACGTGGAACGCTTAGCTAATGTGGTAGAGTATCCCGTTTGCAAGCGATGCAAGCGGCCAATTGAGCAGTCTATTGAAGGTGAGTTGATTTGTAATCTGTGTTGGGAGCAAGGCCAGATGAGTGATGAGGAGAGGGAGCAATATAGGCTTATAGAGGAATGCCGCAAAGAGCAATGGGAAGAAGCGAAGCGGCTTCAAGCAGAAAAGAAGTGCTTCGTATGTGAGGAGACTATCAACAATAGTCCAGTCGGGCATAAGTGTTGGTATCTGGCATAGTAGTTTGCCACGAATGTCGGCAGGCAGAGAAAATGAGGTAAAGTTATGGCAACGGCAAATACACGAGTCGTCAATGGGGTAAATACGCGCCTATTGCATAATAAAGATTACGTTGAGGTGAATGAGAGGGTGCGTATCTTGCACGCTCTAAGGAAGTCAGGGGAGATCAAAGAATTCGAGATGCTGAAAAGTGAGCCCTTTGAAATTGCTGGCAGGTTAGTATGGATAGTCTCTGCAAAAGTTGATGGTATGCTCTATATCGGCAATGCAGAGGTTAAGTTGGATGCGCCTAAGAATTCTCCAGATGGTACAAACCCCTTTGAGTGTGCCGAAACGAGTGCATTCGGGCGTATGCTGGCCTTTGCTGGATTAGGAACGGTAGAGAGCATCGCTAGTTATGATGAGGTGATGCGCGGACAACCCTTTACAGCAGTCATTGAGGAGCCAAAGAACGGCAATAAGGTTGTAGAGGCTAGGCAGATTGAAGCCCCTCAACCGAAAGTGAATCCAGTAGCTGTGCTTATGCTTCAGGCGAGAGAAGCCAATTTTGTTGTCGGCAATACGAAAGAGGAGCGTATCAAATCGTGGAATGATCGGCTCCGCGCCGTATTCCAACGTGACATCACCGACCAGGACTTGTACGAGTCGGAAGCGCTACAAGGCACGCTGCGTGATGCCATTGAACGCTACGTTGCCAGGAATGCAGCTGCGACGAGCGGGAAGTAGCGAATAGCGGCCTGGAGCGTGCCTTAACGCTCCAAAGGAGAAAGATATGTATCATGATTCACAGGGACGCGAAATCGAGGACGCGGAAATGGACAACATGCGCCAATCTTGGCGCGATATCGAGGCACAGGCCAAAGTAGACCTGGAAGCCATAGCAACCGACCAGGATGCGTATGCCTTCATCGGGAAATATCTCTCGCGAGATTTGCGCGGCAGGTATCTTGCGATCTATCGCAGTGATAGGCAGGAGATGAATCGAAGTCCAAAGGAAGCGATAGAGAGCCTTCTATCCCTGCCCCCGTTGGAATGAGGTGAACCGCTAAAGAGCCACAACTGAATATCAGGCAGCAGCGCACGCGAGGCTTCGTGCGCTTTTGTGTTGCTCCTCACCATGAATATTTCCCAGCTTTCCCAAATTGCCCCTCTTTTCATCGGCAAAGGCTTGACAAATATATACGTATATATTATAATATAGGACAGAAGTAAGGGAACACTACAAAATCAAAGGAGAAACACAGATGAAGGCAACACGAGACATGATTGGCAAGACGCTTGTATTCCAATTGCGCGATGGTGAAGGTTCTGAATGGGAGCCTGAGTTGCGGGGAAAAGTCCTCCGCATCAGTTTTTCCACCGACAACCCGAATGGGATGGTGGAAGTGAACAAGCCAGGGAACTGGCAAGAGGATGATGGCGGTGAGTACTGTCGGTTCCTGCGAGTCGAGTAAGGAGATTTCAATGGCTATTCATGGACCCCATATCGGGGAGTATCGCGTAGCAGATGGGGCAGGCCACATCTATGAGCCTGTTACCATTGAACAAGCTCAGAGGCTATTCCTCCGGCTCAAGTATAGCGGGTTGGTTCCTGCTGTTCATCAGTGGGATGAGGCTAGTCAGTGCTACGAGTTTTCCGAAGTGCTGACTGATGAGATGGACAGTATCCCTCGTTCAGTGCCAGGGCGTCCCGTCGAGCGAACGGGCGACTACCAGCGCATCACGCTGGAGATCGAAAAGTCGCTCCTGGCCCGGATTGATGCAATGATTGCTCAGGGAGAAGTTGAAAGCCGTAGGGCATTTGTTGAGCAAGCGGTAAACGAGTTCTTACGAGTTTTTGAAATCTCGCGAAACTCACCCCAAAAAGGCTTGACAAGTTAGTTAAATACGTATATAATTAAGATAAGAACACAGTCAAGAGGAGAAACACAAATGGACATCGATCAGCTGATGAGCAAGCACTCAAGCAACTATTGCTTTCACGGCGTGCGCTCTGCGACATTGAGTCGTCTGATTGCTCAGAGCAACGGTTCCATCGCCCTTTGGGGGACCGACCACGACGAGCACATTGATAATCAAGATGGTGAGTTGGATGCCAAGTACGTACAGGGCGAGGGCTTCTTGTACGTAACGGACATCTCCGATCTTGAGATGAGCTTCAATGAGTTCTGTGATGAGGGCGGGGTAGTCCTGGTACTTGAGAAGCAAGTTGCAGATCCATTTGAATTCATCCATGAGGATGACAGCCGCCAGCACATCATTCAAGTGCAGGAGTGGAAAGTCATCGGTAGCCTTCGTCCGGTGGTTGATGAGGATGGCGAAGTGATCGATCAAGAGTGTTTCTCCCTTGACGAAATCTTGAATGAAGAATTTTAGTTCAGAAAGGAAATGGCAATGAAGGGGTACCGAGTTTGCAGTAAATCAGAGGCCGAGGTTCAACAGGTAGGTAAGTTCTACCGTATACCCTCTACTGTCAAAGTGGTGCATTCCGCTCATTCTGGTTTTCATGCGACGCTCGTACCTGAGCATTGGCGTCGCATCCTGAACCACCATATGTGCGAACAGGGCTTAGGCTCGCGCTACACGCATACTCTCCTGCTCGAAATTCCAGACGATAGCCTTGAGACGATAAGTGACCCGTTGCCAGGGATGGAATATCGCTTAGAGGATGTATCACGGGTCATCGTGCGTGGTATTGCTGGCCCTCAGTGGCCTGTACCTGATTGGGTACCTCAACCTAGGCGGGCAATTGACTGGGAGCCCGAGTCAACCCAGTGGAGTACCAAAGTTTGCAAATGGCAACCAAAGTAGAATGGCAAAAGAGATGTAATCTAGTCGCCTCGCCCTCCACAGCGAGGCACGCAGCGGCTCTAAGGCCGGGAAGGACAGGAAGATGACAAAGGACATTATCAATGGTTTTGAATGGTTAATTTTTAGTGAAGATGAGTTGGAAGCGGCTTCGCGTGCCGCTAAAACAGACAACTTTGTACGTGTTTCCACAACCTGCGATGGGTGTGGAGGCTACATCGAAGCCTCCGTGAAGCACATCCAGGATCGCAATGCCGATCCTGATGAAACTATCATGCATGGCTATTGTCGATAGTCCAATAGCCAGCCCATCAAGCGGCAGAGCCTCCTACCATAGAGCGTAGGAGGCTCTTTCTACGCCGTCTTGCCCCGCTTCTTTGATAACTGAGCAGTTGGACTTTCAGCAGTCAGTCGCACTGCCAATCTCACCGCATCGGAGGCCGTACTGAGCCCGTACTTGTCCATGATCGTGGCGATAGCCTGGGTGTCCACCGCGCCGAGATAATGTGTTTTGCGTTGATAGTTGAGTTTGAGCATCGTCCCTCCCTTTCGACATGTACACAAGGTCATGCTGAAAGTATACATGATGACACCCGGAAATGGGACGTTGTGGGACATTGCGAGTGGGATTTGTTGGGGAAATGTTGGGTGTCATGACGGGGACTATGGAGAGACGGTATTGTCTCTCCATAGCAGACTTTTAGAATAATTCTTGTTGGTTGCCTTTAGTTTTATTTACCTTCTTTACAACACGCAATTCCAGTTGCGTGTCTGTTGATGCCAGCAATCTTAGAGAAAACCGAATTACATCGCTATCACTCGATAGCCCATAGCGATGTTTGATCGTGTCAATATCTCTATCACTCTGCATGCTACTATAAAATGTTCTTCGGGCAATCTGAGACCGATGGGCAAATGAATTTGTATCAAAGGGTTTGGGTTGCGCTCGTTCACCAGACTGATTATTGATAACATTGGTGATAGAATGTCCTTGCTCTTTATAATAATTCATCCAATATATTTCGCGCATCTCTCCCTGATCTCTTGGCACTTCTTCAACAATGCGCATTTCTGGCACCAGCCCCCTTTTTATCAGGCCTTGAATCCAATCCCCTTTTTGAGATCGTGTATGATCGTGCATGTGAGCATTAAATCTACTTTCTGGATGGAGAGATTTGCCGATGTAGCGTACTTGTTCGGTTTCAGGATCAACAAGTGCATAGATGGAGATGAGGGTTTTGTAATTGCGGTCAGGGGAATTTAATGGTAAACTGTTCACAGGCTAGCCTCCTAACGGGTTAGTCTCACGCCTGGGGGTGCTTCCAACACCGTCCAGGCACACCAATATTTTAGGTTTCTATTATACCATATTCCCCTTATCTGAGCAAGAAAAATGCCCTTAAATCCTTGCAAAATGCGTGACGTTGTGTCATACTTCTATTTGAACTAATTCTCGTTAGATGTAATACTAGCAAGCAGGTAGGAAGATATGGACGGGCAAGTTTTACCAGTTCCGAACGATAAGACAAGCATTGACTTTGCTGTTACCAAATGGCTGGAAGCCAGCTTTTCACATTCTCAGAGTTTGCGCACTATTGGTGAATACAAGGATACTCTTGAGTCTTTTCGTTCCTACCTTCACCTCGATGGACTTGATCTGTTGAGCAATCCCGATCTGGTTTCATCTCATGCTCAGACCTGGGCTAGGATACGTTCAGATAAATCACGGCGTCCGGGCCCAGTCTCAGGAGCTACGTATAATTTGCGATTGGCGGCCATAAGCAGCTTCTATCAGTACTGCATACAGTCTTTGCGTTACAAGGGTGAAAATCCGATTAGCCGCCTCAAAAAGACAAAGGTTCAGAAGTATGGAAAAGCCCGCTCTCTGAACCGAGGGGAAGTTATACGGTTACTTAAAAAGATTGATCGCAGTACGCTTGAAGGACAACGTGATTATGTGCTCCTACAAGTTGGTTTGAATACAGGTAGACGGGCACAAGAATTAGCGTCTCTGCGATGGCGACATGTTGAGATGGAAGGTGAGTGTGTGACTTTGACTTTTGAAGAGTGCAAAGGGCATAAAACAATGCGTGATACCTTGGCTGCCAGCCTTTCTAAAGCGTTGCTTCGGTATCTGCGTACCGTCTATGATGGACTACACAATATGGAACCTGAGAGCCCCCTTTGGGTTTCTTTCAGCGACCGCAATAAGGGCAAAGGAATAGGGATGCAAACCATTGCCGATATCTGTGAGGCTCGCTTAGGAGTTTCAACGGTGCATAGTATGCGCCATACCTTCGCCCATACTATGCAAGAAGCTGGGGCCAGCATTACAGATATTCAGTCTCGTTTAGGGCATGAAAGCCTGGCAACAACAGGGATTTATCTAGCCCGCTTAAAAAGCGCTTATAATCCCTATGCTGAGAAGATAGCGGGTATGTTTGGACTCGAAGAGTAAAGGAAGGACAGACCATGGATTGGAGAGACATTACAACCAGGGACGCCTATCTTGCAGGCTCTCTAGCCGCTCGTTCTTGGGAACCGTGGGACGAGACGACCGCAGAGAGCGAAGCCGATAGCGTCGGGCTATCAGGTGAACGCCGTGCCGACTTCCTGCGAGGCTGGCACGATGAGCGAGTGGAACAGGACAAAGAGCGCGACCCGAAAGAGGTCATGCTGCGAGAGTATGACGAGATGGCAACTGGTTGGGACAAAGGCGACCCTGCTGCAAGATGAAGGGAAGGGAATGATGGACGAACAAACCAAACTATCAAAGGATGCATGGGACATCCTTGAACTCGTGCGCGTCAGAAAGTATATTCCAAAGAGTCGCGTTCAAGAGCAATGGAGTCCCGAGTCTGTTCTGGCATTGCGCGAATTGCTCTTAGCTGGATTAATTGAAGAGATAGCCGTCTATCAGCTCAAGGAAGAAAGAGATGCACGACCGCACGAAACGCGATGAGGATGTAGCCGCAGAATTGGACTATATACGCGCCAATATAGAGCTTATGCGTCACGCCAATGATCCGCTTGATACGCCGCTAGACGTGAAAGTACAGGCATTCACGATAGAGCGATTGAAGCGCTACATGGCCGATGTCAGGTATACTGGCAGCATGGACAGCCTGATAAATGATATCCTCAAGGATTGGCTGTATGGAGAGGGGGAATAAAGCAATGGCAGAATTTCAAGGCAGTTGGATAGAAGCCCTGCAAAATGATAAAATCCCTACCCATATCTATCATTGGCAGAATGGGATGGTTATGTGTTTCAACGCCAAAGGAGAGCAGATACCAGAATACCAGGGAACATATGAGGAAGCAATCAAAGCTATACCTCAAGAATATCACTACTTGATTGAGGACAAGGTATGGCCTGGGACGTGGCTCACTACGTAGTCGGCTCCGTCTCTCCGTCATCCATCCACGCATCTTCACCTGGCACACCGTCTAGCAGCCACGCCTCTTGCGCCTTTCGCATCGCGTCCAGGTCCTCCACCGTATTCCACGTCACGAGTTCCACGCCTGGCTTGATCTGCTGCAATTTCGCTGTTGTGGAGCGCGAGAAACCGACTTTGCGAAAGTGGCGATTGATGACGAACATAGCACCTCCTATGAGTTTTGGTGAACCTGGGAAATTGGTACCGAAAACCCTTGACTTTTCTACGTACATAGAATATAATAAGAATGTACCAAGAATGAGGTACGCGAAATGAGAAAGCGAGGAGATAAGGCAATGGAGAAAAAAGTATTCGAGAGCCACCATAAGGTTGGTGATGTGATTTCTTACGAAGGAAAGTTCTGGATTGCAGAAAGCAGCGTCTATCAGAATGCTGCTGATATGGAAGATGGATTTGACATCTTCCTCGATTCGGGTTACTACACCGTAGCCCATGAGGCTTCTCCTGAAGAGACTCAGGCATATCTTGATACTCTTGCTCAGACTAAAAAGCAGGAGCAAGATAAAGCAAACTCTTTCCAGGTTGGTCAGACAGTCCGCCGCCGTGGTTCGACAAAAACAGCAATAGTGCTTGAGGTTCAAGCCGAACAAGGGATGCTTCGGCTTCAGTTTGGCAGTATCACCTCGCGGGAAACTGCCAAGAACTTTGAGATCGCTTAGCATGAAAACAATATCAGAGATTGCTATTGAGTGTGGTGTCCATCGCACCACACTCAATAAGGCAATACAACGTGGTGATATTGTCGCCACGCTATATGGCAAAACATACCTACTTGATACTGAGGATATCTCATTCAAGCAGTGGCTATCAAAGCATAATGCCCGTAAATCTGCTGCCTCTCCAAAGTGAGAGGCATATTCTTGAGTATTGGAAAGAGGCAACGAATTAAATGCAAACCAAGCAGGAGCGACGAGAATATAACCAAAAGTATAAGAAAGAAGGCTATGGGCCTTGCATCTACCTCATCACAAACAAACTCACAGGCGAGCAGTATATTGGGGCTACAGTCAATCTGAGGCAAAGGATGTTTGCTCACTGGTGCAGTTTAAGAGGAGGTAGGCACCACTCAGAGAGATTCGTTGAGGCTTTCTATCGCGACGGGAAAAGCGCGTTTGAAGTAAGCGTGTTGGAATATCTTGCTGAACGTCTGCTCTATCAGCGTGAGGCTTATTACATCATCACTATGCAACCAGCCTATAATGACACACACAAGAAAAGCATGGCTTAGAGAAAAGGCAAGCCAAGACGAAGAATAAATTGTTAAGGTGCTAGCCGCTCCACGAGGGACGCGGCTATTTTGTTGGCTGCACGACCGGTATCAACGCGCTATCGTTCCAATTTCGCTGGTCGGGCTGCATGGTCAAATCGGGCGTTGCTGTCAATGTGGCCATATTTGCCCCTGGCGCATTGGGCACCATATTTGCTGTAGCCAAATTCACCGCAGGTAGCACCGAGACCGGATTGGGTACAAACTGTGGCCGCTGTGGGATAACCGACTGGGGTGCTTGCACTGTAGGTGCTGGCGCAATCGGCTGTTGTTGGCTCTGTACTGGCTCTGGTGGCTTCGTCTGTACAGGTGCTTGCGGTGGTGAGCTGATCTCGACAGGCGGCTGTACGACCACCGTAGGCGTAGCTTGTGCTTGTTGCTGAAACACCTGGACGAGACCCGGAATGATGCCAACAAACTGGGAGATCACCTGCTGCAAAGATTGCTGTTGCTGGCCTATCTGCGCTTGCTGGCCAGGTGAGGGAGCTTTAAACGCCAGATTGAGGCCGAAGACACCGGCGGCTATGCCCCAAATGGCTAATGCTCCATTCAGATCAATCTTGCCGATATACAGCAACGCTGCGCCGATAATGGCAAGCAGGCACGCGAAGAGAATGGCCGCAATTTCAAGGGCGAGATTGGTGTTTTGTTGTTGCATACGTTTGTTCCTTTCGTGTTATACTGTTGTTCAAAACGAGAGAGAAACCGATGACTACGAACGGGCGTGATACACATTTTCAAGGTTTTGCTGACCTTCTTTTTCCAGAGATTTCTAAACTTTTCTTTACCATGTATGCCCGTATCTTGGAACATAGGCAGATAGAAGAAATCGATGCAATTGAGGATGAGATTAGAACCCTCATCGCTCAGGGTGCTTATGATCTGGCTATTCATGTCTTGAGTCATGCGAATGAACGCATGAACTTGAAATTAACGAACATCAAGGCGTGGGTGGACTTAGGAATACCAGACCTCACAGAATGGCCTACTCGTGGAAGCCCAGACTTACCAGAGCAGCAATAATCAAGAGAAAAGCCAGGATGCCGTAAGCGATAGCCCAGCCCCATGAGCCACCTCTGTAGTGAGTCAGAGCCAATTCAGTAGAGCGAACGACAAACCAGAGCAGGATGAGAAAGCCGACGTGCGTTTGTAAAACCAGCATGTGTTTTTCCTTTCATGGTATACTTTTCTCAAAACGAGAGAAAACAAATGAGTATAGAGCGGGATACGTACTTTCAAGATTACGCTGAGCAAGTTTGGCGCGATCTTATTGAAATCATAGGTGAGCCTTTGACCAATTCTGCTGCAAACTTTGAAGAGTTTCATCGGGAAAACAATAAGATCAAGCTGATTATCGCTCAAAACACCTATGATCTGATGCAGCAAGCCACTTTATCTATTAGTGACCAACAGACGCGGCAAGGCGGCGTTACATTGCATCCAAATGCGATGCTTCGAGTAGTGCCAGGTGTCCTACTTAACAAGTAATTTTTCCTCCTACACCTTCGCCACAATCGCCTTAATCGCGTTCATGGCATCGACCAGCGCTTGTGAGGTTTGTGGCTGCTGGGCAAGCTGTTGACGCAGCTTTGCTAGTTCAGGGTCTACACCAGGGCTGCCTGGCTCGTACAAAGCCACAGGCGAGACTTTCTGATCTTTCCACTGTCTGACACCAAACTGATAGAACTGGATCACCCAATTTTGATTGATGTAAATCTCGTTGCTCATGGGACGCCCCAGCACATCAAACCCGCATAAGCCCTTGTTGCCCTCAGATTTGTAATTACCTAAAAGAGCATATTGAATGATCTTCCCTTGCCATGGCCCGCCAGTGTCCGTACATTCCCACTGATGCGGGTTGAGCTCCTTGAAGTGTTTTTTGATTTCAGGATTATTGATATCGATAATCACGGTTTCCTCCTGTTGTGCTATTCGTTGGACGGTCCAGATTTGTTTGAAGCGTAGCAGGGAAGCCCATTCAGCATCGCTTTTTTCGATAGGGCGAGCTATATACGGGTCCATCGCTGTTAGATGCCCAGGACCCTCTTCGAACCATGGGCATACGTGAGTCCAGCCCAATACATCACGTTGATAAGCGCTACAATACGGGTCGGGTATTGTGAAGATGACCGGGACCTGAGCTTGAACATATTTGTGGGCTTGTTGGACCAGGTAGCCAGGTTCACCGTCCAGCGAGGAGAGCTTGAAGCCTCGTGATTGGCAGAAGGGAATATATCTCGCTGCTGCTGTGCCATCATTGCGGTACGCTTCCCCATAAACATTGTCCTTCAGGAGGTCCGGATTCAGTTCCTGGTCCCATTGGTGCTTGCCCTCATACCAGAGCATAGCCGCTCCAATCGAGGCGGGCACACATTCCCAGCCAGCATCCTCTGAAGGGCGATTGTCTGAAGTTATCGTGGTGAGTTGGCTCACCATGGGAAAATTAGCTAATACTGCCATAAACTAGCCTTTCAAGCGGATTTATGGTATAATAAGAACACCAAAAATGGTGTTGCCCTGGCGATGCTGGAAACATCCCAAGGCGTGATAGCAAAGTTAGGAGCTTTACTATGAAACCTATTATACCTCAAAAACATTGTTCCAAATGTCAACAAGAAAAACCTCTTACGAGAGAGTACTTTCATTGTGACAAATACCAAAAAGATGGCTTTACTAGCCGATGTATTGTTTGTCGTACTCCACCTAAAGTTATTCGCCTTCCTAAAGATACTGCCCCTGAAGGATATAAAACTTGTGATACGTGCAATCAGGTTTATCTTGCTACTACTGAGTTTTTTCATAGAGCACCGGACACTTATGACAGACTGCGATCTCGATGCAAAATATGTCAGAAAGAACATGATCGCCTTCGATACGCTCAAATGAAAGAGCATCCACTTAAAGATATGATTCCAAGCCATTTGACTTGCCCTATGTGTGAGCAATGTAAGCCAATTGCTCTTTTTCATAAAAGCCCAAAGGGGAAATATGGCTTGGCTGCCTACTGTAAGATTTGTGCTGCTCAAGTTGGCAAGCGTAGCCTTGCCAAACCAGAAGTAAAAGCTAAAGCAGACAAGCGTAGAAAAGACTATTATTATGAACATCAGGAAGAACAAAAGCAAAGCCGCCAGCAATGGTATCAAGCCAATAGGGAACGCGTTCTTGAGGGAGACCACCAGTTCAGAAAAGAACATCCTGAAATCCTTGCTGAAAGATGGCAACGTTGGGCAAAGACTGAGCGCGGGTATGAGCATTGTCGTGTACGTGTGCGCAATCGTCATGCTCGCAGTAAGGGAGCGCAAGGGAATTATACCTTTAACGATATTCAAAAGCAGTATGCAAATCAGAAGGGCAAATGCTACTATTGTCGGGTTAAGATAAAAAATCACACAAGCGCTTACCATATTGAGCATGTAATACCCCTCTCTCGTGGAGGGACTAATGATATGAGCAATATTGTTCTTGCTTGTCCTTCCTGTAATCTGAGCAAAAGCAACAAGCTTCCCCATGAATGGCCCCAGGGAAACCGCTTGCTCTAAAACGCTCATAAACCCCTCCTTTCTAATGAATCGGATTGACGGTAATCGTATCAATATTCATCGTTTTCGGGCCATTCGAGAAGATGATCGACAGATACACCGTCCACGTTCCCACTGTGTCAATATCTGCCGCTACCGGTTGATAGACCACAATGCTATTGGTCCCATCGGTATCCGTTTGTACGCTAAATGTCCCTCCGTTGCACACTTTCAGCACAGGCGGATTGGCCTGAGCATTGTACAGGTGCAGTGTAAAGTTGGCATTGGTAAAGCCGCTCAGATTGGGTCTTACTCCATTAATCAAGCTGATCGGGAACCGAAATGGTGTCCCAGTATCGCCCTGGAAGGTCGTCATGCTCATTAGGGATTGGCCTCCTTCATGGGTAAATTGCCGTCGCTGGCCGTCATGGGTAAATTGCCGTCTGAAGCCGTAAGCGGCATCGTCTTGGGATAAATCGTCACATTGGCGGGCACAATGAAAAAGGTGGTGCGCGTGTTCGTGCGCGTCTGTGCGCGTATCTTGAATGCTGCACGAGCGTTGGTCTGTAGCGTGTTGAGTGGTGAGGAAAGCCACGACGGATGCGCCGTCATGTAATCGGTAATGGCTTTCCACGACGAGCCTGTTCCCGTTCCCAAGCTTGGACTGACCGACGCTGCTTGCAGTGGCTTCTGGTAATCAATCGTCCATATGCCGAGTTTCCCGACTGGATTCGGATTTTGCGTGCGCAGCGCATCAAACATAGCCGTGAAGTAGGGTGCTCGTGATTGGTGCTTCGCGTCGGTGGTACCGTCGGTAATCATCACGGCCCACTGCACGGTCTCCCCGTTGGCATGGGTCAAGTTTGATGAGGTTGAAACATCCTTCTCAATATTTCTCTGATCGATGGTGAACGCGGTGCCTGTTCGTGTACTACAGTGCATCCATTCATTGGCAACGATCAGATAGAAGTCGTTGCCTGTCGTCGGAAAACCTGTACCAGCAGCCACATTGAGTGTGAATGGCGTGGCCTGCGTGGAACTAATCGTCCCTGAAAGCGTCGTCGTCACGAGCGAGGTAGGATTGCCCACAACATCCCCAACATTCCATCCGGTTTCCAGTGCATAAATCGGGGTTGTCTTCTGGCCTGTTGGCGCGTAGGATTGCAGTGCGTTCCCGATGAGCGTCAGTTCATTGGCAATACTCACCCCCGTCGTATCCACCGTTGAGGTTGGATCAGGCGACAATCTACCGGCATAATAGCAGTGCGCATCCACGAAATCAGGGAAGTTTGCCGCCGTAATGCCAGAAAAGACGTTCTGGCACCAGTTTGAGATATGCGTGCTGGAATTCGTAGGCGTCTTGCGCACCGCACAAATACCCATGAGTAGCGCGGGATTGATTGCGCGTACTGCTGGTATGGATGCATTGGCTACAGCCGGTAATGCCCGGCCTGTACGACCTGCCACCGTGTCAAATTCCTCATTGCCTATTTGGATGCTTTCCACGTGGCCATGGCCGTGATTGCCATCGTAGCGCTGCGCTAGGTGCTGTGCAAAGCGCGAGTAGGCTTGTGGACCTCCGAGCGTGCCCGTCGCCAGCCCGACGTTGGTTCCTGAATCATCAAAGATCAAATAGTTGTCCGGCGCATCCTGAATGGTCAGCATGACATTCAAGCCAGAGATGGCGTTGAAGGCCGCTATAGCATTATCCATCGTCTGAACGGCTGATTTGGTCGGATCAGTATTGCCTACCGGCCCATCCCAGTAGATCGGCGTATTGGTCGGCGGCTCACTTACCGCGCCGCCCGCGGGATTGGTCTCGTAGTTGCGCCAACGGAACTGATAGCGCACCCACAGCCCGCCGCCGATGATGTTATTGAGCGCTGTGAGGTCGGTAATCAGTGCAGCAGGTAGCGCTGGGTACGTAGGGTTGCTGACCGGTTTCGCACCATCCTGATAATAGGTGTAGACGTAGGGGCTATCTATCGTTGGGGTATATGGCATGTCTCCTCTTCCTCCCTACACCGATTGATAGGCGAGGTTGACTACGCACGCCTGTGGATTGTTCGTAAAACTCTGCCCCGATGTGACTTCGGCTACCGCCCAAAACTGCACTTGTGCCCCGGATGCAATATTGCCCATGGCAAGCGAAGCGGCAAACCCCGCCGTCGCACTCGTTTGCGAGAGCAATGTATCTGTGTAGCCCTGGCTGGTGCTGGGGGATACATTGGACGTGCTCATGGTCACTGTTTGCGCCTTCTGGTCGCCCGCATTGTAGAGGTAGAAGTTCTGAACATTGACGCCGATCCCGTTTGGCGTGGCATTGGTGCCATCGTTCAAAACACCGTTTACCTGATCGCCAACTGGAAGAGAATAATACCATTCGTTCACGACACAGTTATTCGGGTGAAGGTGAGCCAGGGGCGTCAGCAGATTGAGCGTTGTGCTCGCTACGCCAGGCGTAGGCGTAGCGTAGGCTATCGTCTCATTGCCATTGGTCGCATCGATAATGTCGATGGTGCCATAGCCCGGAAGCGCGTTTGCCACCACAATCGATGTCGCCCCAGCAGCGTAGCCGCCGGTGTGGTTGATCGTGGTGGCGATGTCGGTATTGTGCGCCAGCTCTACGGTATGCAAATTGTCTGAATAGATTTTCAGGAATGCACTCATCTACAGTCCTCCCTGGATAATCGCGGAGAGCGACGGCATGAGATTGGAAGCCGCTGTCCCGCCTGTTGTCGAGGGGAGAACAGGTGTGGTTGTGCCGGTACTGTTGTTCGTGGCCGTCATTGCGCGGGTAATGGTGATTGTCCCTGCCACTAATCCGCCTGCCCGCCCGTAGAGGTCGGTGCTGTTTCCTGGTGTTAAGGCCATATAGTATTTGCCAGGCGATAGGTTGAGAGCCGTAGCAAAGTTGACGCTTTGGTCAAGGTTGGCCGTGTTGACCGTCGCGCCGATATTGGCCAGGAGATTGCCGCCGCTATCATAAATCCCTGCATCCGTCTTCCCTGTGGCCGTGGCCGCCATACGCCAGCGCATTCCTAGAATGGTTGTTGGGCTGTTTAACTCGAAGGCCCACAAGTAGACGGTGTTGGCCACAAGCACCGCGTTCCCGTTGCCCGCAATGGCCGAGATACCTTCAACAATCCAAGGCGTTGGCATGGGAGGTAGAAACAAAGGCATGATTGGCTCCTCTCTTATGTAAGCTCTTCTAAGTAGGTGATAAGGGCTTTCAGGTGCTCAGTACTGTCCTGAACCATCCCCAAAGCCACATTACATTTATGGCAAAGCAGACCGCGAACCTTGCCCGTATCATGATCGTGGTCAACGTGGTAACGCTCTCTTCTCCCATGTGGAGGCCCTTTGCATACCTTGCACACTCCACCTTGTACCTCAAGCATAGCGTCATATTCTGCACTGGTTATCCCATAGAGCCTTTGTAGGCTTTTATTTCGTTGGTGTGCAGGATTTGATGATGGGTACTTCGTCCCTTTTACATATGGGCGATATGGGCGTGTTTCACTAAGGCATTGCTTACAACTGGAAGCCACACCTACACTTCTTCCCGACCTTTTTGTGAAATCTGAAAGAGGCTTCGGTTGATGGCATCTTGAGCATTCTTTCTTTATATCAAGAGTTACAAGACACTGTATGCATGTATTTCTGTCGAGTTTAGTCCTTGTCCTGGGAAATTCTGAGAGAGGCTTCATTTCATGACAGTATAAACAGCATTTTTCCTTTGGAGCGGCAACGCACTGCTTACACTGGGAAGCAACGCCTATCTTGCGGCCCTTTCTCTTATGGAAATCTGAGAAGGGCTTCACCTTACCACATTTTGAACAAGGTTTTACCTTCTGAGGGGAATCAATGAAAGAGAGTTCTTGCTGAAAAAGGCCATGAGGTGATATGGTATTCACGATGAACCTCCTACAAAGGTTTATCCGGCCTGGGGGTGTTAGCGCACCCGCCAGGTACACAATATTTCTAATGTGCTTATCATACCATACATCGGCTTTAGAAGCAAGTTTATCCACTATTTGCTACTCTCCTTAAGTCAATTCTGTTATTCTAACTGAACCTGCCGCGGCCGACCATATTCCCCGGATTGCGCCTGTAAACATTGGCGACGTTGGCAATTCAAAGAAGCCTTGGGATGGGACTTGCACGGTATATGCGGTGGTCGAGGCCGCTCCTGCCCCAAAGCTCAGGTAGAGAATGGCCGTTGAGTCATTGTAGAAGAATGCTCCCTTACGTCCAGTGTTCGAGGCGAGTAGCGACGTGTCAGACACGGCTGCCGCAACGCTCGTACGTGCTACTGTTGAGCAGGTGAGCGGCCCCTGATCGCTTGCAAGGGTCACCGCCAGACTTGCGGCCATCGTCTGCTGGCCCACGAGCAACTTTCCCAGGAGCCGTTTCACAAAGGCCATAAAGGTGAAAGTGCCACTATCAGACGTGGCCGATGCATCGGCCTTCGCGCCAAAGGTGACGCCATCCCCGTCGTACTGATACAGCGCAACGGCTGTATTGCTATTTCCTCCTGTCGAGACCGCAGGCCCTCCCCGGATTGCTAGCGGCGTATTTGTCCCATCGGGAACGGCGCTGGACATAGGCAGGGGTGTGCCGGACCCGTCAAGCGGGGTGCTTGTGTAAGCCATAGCTTATCCTCCCTTCTCGATCACAGATATTCAATGTCAATCGAGAGGTCACTGGCCGCCACACTCGTATTGTCTGTATCACTGATGCCAGTCACGGCAGCAATCCCGATACCAGCGCTAAAGGCTAGCCCGGACAGCGTGGCATTGACGCGCCCACCCGCAGGGATGCCAATGACGCGGCGTAATAGCGCATTATCTGTTGCTGGCGCGGGTGCGGTCGCTTTGTTGTACAGCTTCACGTAGCGTATGGCTGCCGACGCATTAAAGATTTCGTAGCCATAGACCGTCCCAGGCGTTCCTTTGATGCTGGTCGCATTGTTGGAGGCCGCTGTTATCAGATGGAAGCCGATGTTGCCCCCAGTGCTTATCGCGGGCTCTATGATTTTGCCCGTTGACGGACTCAGCAGGTACACGACGCGCATATCATTGCGTCCCTGCCCATTAAAATGGGTGTCCGGATCGGCCCAAATCTTTGAATTGGCCATAGGTTATTTCCCTTCCTCTACAATTTTTTCAAGTTGTCCTGTCGTATGAATTTGCACGATATGTTCTACCCCCGTACGTTGATCGGTGAGCGTAATCACATCGTCGTTGACTTCGATCAAAAGCCCCCGCCGCTTCTTCAAGGTCACTTGCAGCGTGAAGAACACGCCTTCTAAGCGCGTGATCTTCTTCTCAAGCACCTGTATTTGCTTCTCCTGCGCAGCATTTTGTGCTTGAAGCGCCGTGATCGTGCTACTCTGCACTTCCGACAGTCCCCTATTTTTATTGCCAACAAAGGCATAGATCACGCCAATGGCCGCCGAGAGCGCAATAGCAATACTCAAGAGTGGTAGGAATACTCCGAAATCAGGCATGGTGCTCCTTTTCAAGCATTTCTGCCAATCGATTTGCCACCTCCGCCGATTTGAGCGCCGCCGAGGCCTCGATGGCGCGACTGGTGAGCATCGTCTCTTCCATGCGATGGATATAGCGTGTCGTCGTCCACCAGATGAGCCATAAAAAGGCCAGCACGGCACACAGCCACACAAGATAAAAAATGGTTAAGATCGTTTGCCACATATTCCCTCCTCTACGCTGCTTTTTTCTGTATCATTGTTGCGAGCGACTTCCACGCGGAGCCCAAGTTCGGCCCCTCGGTCGCAGTCACGTTGTACCAATACAAGAGTGTCCCACCGGCCACGATAGACGCCGTGGTATCAATGCCAATAATCAGGAATTGCCCGGCTATGACGTTTTGCTCAGGCACGAATACTTCAAGCAGTTGCCCGGGCGCTAAGCCCTGACGCACGGTCTTGAAGGTGAGTGTCCTGCCAATCTTGCCGTACCGAACGAGAAGCTGATTGGCCAGCGTCGTTGCTGCCGCCTTGCTCATTCCCTGCCCGCTCACATCCTCCACGGCTTCATAAATGCCACTTGAATTATCGATAGCGGCCATTTGGGCGATAGACGTGGTACCTGGAAACTGGCCCGTATTGCTGATGGTGACATTCACCTCGAAATCGCCCGTATAGGTGATCTTGAGTGTGTCTGTTTCCACGAGCACCGTTCCGCCGCTGTCCTGCGTGATAGCGGTACTTCCCGCCTGGTAGTAGAAGTCTTTCCCAGTATCGACACCTTGCACGCCGACGGTCTTCAATTGCCCGTTGAGGCGAATGGTCGGAGCCTTTGTGAGCGGATTAGCGACATTCCATGTGGTAGCCTGCTCGTCCCCGATGAACTTCTGTGTGAACGTCGCGGTATCGATTGCGCCCTTCACCGTTTGCCGATTGCGATAGAGGTCAGCGCTATTCTCCAGCGTGAGATTTTCCACGAACACATCCCCGATGGATTGGCCTGCCACGACGGTACCCGCATTGGAGCTATCCAGTATCCACGGTGCATTGGTCGCAGCGTTGGCCTGAAACCAGACCTTGAGATTTTGGTCAATCGTCCACCAATAATTCGATTGGCGCGCAAGGTCGGATAGGTTGGCATCGACAAAGGTGAGCAGATAACTGGGAGTTGGCATGAGCACGCCTGGCCCGATAGATGGTCCGTACACGGCCATGGTCACGTCCTGGACCTGTGGGGTAGCGGTGGGGTCGGTGCTGGTCAGGGTAAGCCTGTTGTAGACATTTGCCCCAGTCGCATCGTTGCCCAAGGGCTGCACATTGAATTGATAGAACTGTGAAGTATTGCCCACATTGCGAAGCCCGATACTACCCGCTCCAAAGGGGCTGGTAGAGTCGGTGTAGGTGATGATCGAAAGACCATCCATGTAGACCGTGATGACCGGATTGGTTGTCCCTCCGAGCATCGTCACTCTAAATCGGTGATACGTGTTGCGGGGGAAGCTGATGTTGGCTGTGCCGATCTGCGTAGGTGTGCCGCCAGATACCTTATTGATCTTCACCGTGTTGGGGACGGACGAAGCGGAGGCATCGCTGACCACGATTGTGTAGTAATTGCTCGTGCCTTGCCACCTCCACGTGGCCCCGCCCTGGTCGGAATAGTTCATGTCAAAGAAGAAATCGACATCCAGCGCCGTAAAGCCATTGTACAAGAGCACGGCTTTGTTGCCGCCCACTGCAATCAACCGTTTATTGGCCGTATCCCACGTCCAGGTGGCAGCGGATCCGCTACTGCCAAAGGTGCTGGTATATTGTGATGCTGATGTACTGGGGATCGTAAGCGTCCCGCCGAAGACGCGAGGCACGTACGTTGTCCCTACCAGGCCAAATGTATCAATCCACGGCGCTACCTGCGAGGGATAGCCAGGAATAGCGCCACCATTGGAGCCGGTCACATCCGTCCAGGTGACTTGATTATCAGCAGTCGTCTCGACCTTGAGCGTCGTGCCTGAAGCTAAAATGGCATTCCAGTTGATTAAGCTGGAGCCAATCCTGCCCACAGGTGTGAGCGAGAGGACAGGCGTTACCCGCGTGCCGGTGGAGGTGTAGGCAGATGATACCCAGGCAGTCAGGCCGTGCAAATTGATCTGCTGCGAGGCCACAGGGGATTGCATCTGTACTTTCAGTTGCAGCGTCCCGCTGGACAGAACTGTACCAGCAGTGAGTCCTGGGATGACTGCCCCATTGGTGCAAGCCGTGTAAGCGCCCCCATTGACGCTAGCCAACACGTTGAGAATGCCCCCGCTGGGCACATCAGCATCCCAAAAGATGACGCTGTTCCCCACGGTGATAGAGCCCAGGCTCACGGATTGTGATATCCAGTTGGGGAGCGTGTAGCTTGTGGGCGGGATAGGAATGACGCCCTGGTAGGGCATGACGCCGAAGTTATCGAAGTACCCGGAGTAGGTCGCGCCCGAGTCGTTGTACATCACCGGCGCGAAGTAGCCCGCCGCCGTCCAGGTATTATCCACGACCGAAATATATTGCACGCCATCCAGGAAGATCGTGTGCGTCGTGTTGCCGCCGGAGGTTGAGACCAGCACGGTAAGCGTGTGCCAGTCGCCTGAGGTAAGCGTGAGTGTGACCGGACTTGGCCCAAGTGCTGTACGCGAACCGGTGCCAGTGCTGCTATTGGTGCCACGCGAGAGGGAAATCTGATACGGGCGCACATCCACCTTGTAGGCGTAGGTATCGTTATTGTCCTGCCACCCGGTCGTGAGATAGCTCAGCCCGATAGCATCGCTGGTGGTGACCTGGAAATCAATGGAAGCAATGAAGTTTGGCCCCCAGGTCCCGACATCATCAAGCCTGGCACGCACATCGGCAATATTGCTCACGGTAAGCTGCAACTGGCCTTTGTAAATGGCCATGGCCTTGCCAGCGCCACCGTAGAGCGTCTGATTGGCCAGACTCGCATTATTCCAATTGCGCAAGTTGGCCGTGATCTGCACATCTCCCCCGGATGTTGCCGTAATGTTCGTCTTCGTGCCTGCATTCCAGTCAGATTGGCTATCCCAGGTCTGTTTTGTATCCGATTTGGTCGCCACGTACGAGGGGTAGACGGCCCAGGTGTAGCTTGTCATCACGGGTGTCACCGTCGGGTTTTTACCGGTGATACTCAGGACTTGCCGGGCCTGCATTGTGCGGCTCGTCAGGTTTACCCCAGGCATCAGATTAGCAATGGCTCCATAGAGGGTGGCAGGTTGGAAGGTGGCTGCACCATCAATGGACGTGCTCATAGCGATAGCGGTATCAGTCGGCTGTGTCTGTACCCAACTGATAAAGCTGGATTTGACGATAGCAGCAGCATCCAGCGCCGTGGTGTTCGCTACCCTGGTACCTGATTGCTCATAGGCGATAACCGGTGTGAGTACGATGTTGCTGTAGCCATTTGACTTGACGGTGCTATTTTGCGCCGGTTGCACGATGGACGCATGTGGCCCTGTGCCTTGATAGATCGTGAGCGAGGTTGATCCCCCATTGGTGATGAGAATGTCCCTGAAATAGGAGGTATATGCCCCTCCATTGTCCCCTTCAAACTCGGCATTCACGAAGGATAAAGTTTTCCCTGCTAAGGTGGAAATATCAATCGTACGCAAATACCATTGGTCGTTGGCAAATGAGGATAAATCCGTATTTGGATGGGCTCGCAGGCCGTTCTGATCGACAATCGAGGTCGTATCTCTGATGGTTGTACCGTCGCTGCATGTACCATCAATGCCGCTCATAATCTGCGGGCTATCTGAACTGATCCATACGCCGTAGGTCAGTTTATCTCCACTGACAATCGTGTAGGAGCCGCTCCATATCTTCTGATGCACAACGGCATTGCCAAAGTTATTGCCGCAATTGCCAGTCATTCGCAAAGCAGAGACCGATGCAAGCTGCAACTGATTGCCGGTCGTATCCAGATTGGAGAGCGAGAGGTAGTTCGCCCAGTTGGCCGTAGTTGAGACAATCTTCGTTACCGGTGTCCCCGCGAGCGCAAGCTCTAAATCTCCGTCGTCCACATTCGAGGTGGGCACGACATTGGTGAGCGTGCCGTCTCCCCATTCGCTTGTAGTGCTATCAAAGTCAATGGCATAGGCCCCGGTGACACCTTCTTGGGAGAGAATGCTGTTGATCTGGTCGGCCACAATCGTACCCGCATACTGATTGATGTACGCCTTATTGGAGGTACGTTTCATCGCCAAATCGGTCATATCGTTACAGTCGATGCTCCACATTCTGTGTGCATTGGGAGGCATCTTGACAGCTTTGGCCTTATTCACAAAGCCACGAAAGAGCGTTCCCTGTACGCTATCGGTGAGAAGAACCGGTTGTCGCTTGGAAAAGGACGCATTCCCTGTTGGGTCAAGCACCGTGAAGCTACAGCGCGACTGTTCATCTACTTTGTCGGAAATCTGCCAGGTCTGTTCTAAGATGTCCACGGAAGCGCCGCCGATGGTAGCTGACATCGTGCTCATGCGACACGCCCCAATCCATGGCTGCGTAACCGATCAACCACGACCTCCCCAACATCATCGGCAATGTAGTGCCCGATCTCATGCGCGCCAATATGCACATGTACATGGATTTCGCGCTTACCCTGCGCATTGCCAGAACCGGCAACCGGCGCGGTACTCGAAGCAGGTGCAACATGCATGGCCTGTCCTACTGGACGCATCAAGAGATCAAGGGATGCTTGCAAGAGCGGCTGGGATGCGGCAATTCCTTGTGAGATGCCCTTCACCAACGCAGGCCCGTACTCATTCAGATGCGAGAGTTCGCCTTGCTTTGCGGGCGAACGCGGGAGCCACGAGCCGATGAGACCCGCGAGATTACTCATCGCATTGCTGACATTGCCGAACATGGACGTAATGCCATTGATCACGCCCTGGATGATGTTCGCGCCCCAGGATACCGCTTGAGAAGCCAATCCTGAGAAGAAACCCGCGAGTTGCCCTGCTAGCCCCTGTACAGCGCCTATAGCCCGTCCTGGCAGTTGGGCGAACCAGGAAATAATGGCATTTATCATGTCCGGAATGATCGAATGCCCCACAAGCGCCGCAGATAAGCCCTGGAATATGCCCTTGATGACAGCGCAGAAACCATCAACGATGCCGGTTACAAGCCCCATAAATGTATTGAAGATGCCTGCAATGATGTTCCATGTGCCCAGGAACATCGTCACCAGGCCCTGCATAATGTTGTCGATGTCGGTACCGAGCTTCCCGAAGTTGCCCGTAAAGAGATCAACTAGCAACTGAGAAAGCCCGCTCATCACCTGCACGAAGCCACTGAAAAACTGGATAATGCCCGTAATGATCTGAACCACCCCAGCCAATGCACGCGCAAGGCCGGTAATGATACCCACTGCCAAGGCCAGCACAATCACCAGCACGACGCCGAGAGCCTCGCCAAGCATCTTGATTTGCGGCATAATGGGGGTTATGGCCGCGACGATATCGCGCCACGAGTTTTGCAGTTGTTTCCAGATCGGAAGGAATGTCGAGACAACAAAAGACCCGATTTGCTGAAAGACGGGCTGCAGCTTCACAAATGTATCGTGGACGTTCTTGACCGCCGTGACGAGGGCGTTCCATATTCCGCCCCAGTCCACTTTAGAAATGACGTTCCATATATTCGTCACAGCCGTTTTGACATTGTTGAAATCAGTGACCAGCGTCTTCCAAACCGTCCCCCAGTCAATGTGTGACATGAAATCCACAACGTTCTTCACAATCTGGAAAAACTGAGTAAAGGGATTAGACGCCTTATGGACAGCATCAGGTATGCCCGCGAGGCCCGTTTTTGTTCTATCAAAGGCATCGCTAATTGGCGGTACAAGCGGCGCTACTGCTGCGAGGGCTGTCTTTGTGCGGTCAAAGGCATCAGCAATCGGCTGGATCAGGGGCGACATGCCCGCTAGAGCCGTTTTTGTCCTATCAAACGCATCATTCACCGGTGATAAGATCGGGGCAAGTTTCTGCACAGGATTGAAGATTTGATTGAAAGCGTCTCCAAGTTGCCCCAGGATGCCCGCCAGGCCCCTACTACTCGTGACCCAATTCCCGAAGGCTGTAATAATTGGATTAATCTTATCCATGATGGACGAGAGGACGGGTAACAGCAACGTCCCGATTTTGATGCCCACAACCTCTAAAGCCGCGCCCGCTTGTGCCATTTTCGTATTGAAATCGCCCTGCACATTGGCCCACCCAGTAATCGCATTCCCACCCTTTTTCACCGAGTCGGCTATCCCATTCACATTGTCCTGGAAGGTCTTCAGATGCGTCCCCGTTAGCTCAAGAGCCCCTTGCAGTTGTTTTGTGCCACCAAATATGTTCTTCAAGGCGTCGATATAGGCTGCTGAACCTTCAGGAAATTTCTTCCCTATCGCATCCGTGATAAGTTGCATGGCCCCTGGTAGAGACACTTTCATTTCAGAGGCAACTTGCTGTGTCGTCAAGCCAATGGAGTGGAGTGTGGTTGATGCTGCCTTACTGGGTGCCTCTAAAGAGAGAATGGTTTGTCGCAGGTAGGTAGCGGCAGAGGCCGCATCGGTACCCTCCCCGGTCATGGTTGCAAGCGCCCCTGCGGTATCCCTGAACGAGACGCCAGCGGCAGCAGATGTAGGGAGGATGGTAGAAAAGGCAGTCGAGAGATCAGCTACATGCGTCTTGCCCTCGCTTACTGCTGCAATTAATGTATTCGTGGCTTGTGCAGCGGTCAATCCTGTTGCTGCATAATCGGTCATGGCCGTGGTGACACCATTGGCGACATCGGCCAATTGTGCGCCCCCAACCTTCGCGCCCTCACTCGCGGCGGTCAGCACTTCCAGCCCTTTTGCGCCGTGGAAGCCTGCGGATTCTATTTGATACATTCCGGCAATAAGCGAACCCGTCGTTTGCCCCACTTTTGGAGCCAGGGCTAAGATACCATCCCCCACCATCTGGATATTTTTTTGTGCTTCACCCGCGCCAGTAACAAGCGAAGTCAAACCTGCCTGGAAATCACCGGCAAGCTTGGCAGAGACACCGGCTATAGCGATGCCAACGACGCCTAAAACAGCAACGACGATAGCAGCGGCAGATACCACGGCCATAAGCGCATTAGCCACAAAGCCAATGCCCGTCGCAGCAGCCTCTCCAATAGTGCCCATGCCCGCCGTGACATCTGCCCATATGCCTTCTTCCGAGGCCGCTGCTTCTGTAGCAGCAGTCAATTTCAGTTGGGCCAGCTGTGTCTGGATTTGTGCTTTGCTCAAGGCTTGCGCACTGATCGCTGCACGGTTCTGTGCTGCTTCAAAACGCGCCATCGCGCTATCACTTTGCAGCATGGCCGCGTTGAGGCGTTCCTGAGAGATCGCTACTTTGTTGGCTTCCATGGCAGCGGCAGAGAGGGAAGTGGAAAGGGCATCGGTGGAAACGGTCGCCTCTACTGACGTGGAGGCGTACAGGGCCATTTGGTCATCAAGATAGGTTGTCGCCTCACCGAGAGACGTAAAGGAAGCGACGACTGCCCCGGAAGCGTTATCGATGGTCGCAAAGGAAGCATCGACACTGGCGGCCATTTCTGCGGCCACCGGTGTCAGGCTTTCCACGGCTGCGTTCGCTTGCGCTATGCCCTCCTCAAGTGAGGACATCTCGGCTGCATAACGAACTACCATCTCTTGTACTAACAACGCCTACCCCTACTTACTTATCCTTAGCGGCTGCCTCATCCTCAATCTGGAAGATTGCCGCCCAATCTGAGATTTCATCCGAGCCGATACGCGCAAGCATTTCGCGCACCGTCATTCCGCCGATGGTTCTGGCGATACGGTGGTAGAGGCCCCGCTCGATCCCTCCACGACCGTCCCCGTCACTGTCGTCACCCCGGAAACTGCTTTTTTTTCCTCGATCTGTTCAGGCGTCAATCCTGAAAGTTTCGCGCCCAATTGGCTGATTAATTCCAACACAGCCCCGCCTGATATCTTGTTGAGCGTGTCACGTACAGCCAGATCAGGCACACCTGCTTGCCGTGGGTCTTCAAATACGAGTTTCCCGGCGCGTGGGTCACTACCTACTTCTTGCATCATGGCCTGGAAGTCAGCAAGACGCGGATGAGGGATAGTACGCTTCACATCGTTGCCTTCCTCGTCCATCTCAGTAATCTCCACCGGGTCAAGGACACAATCCACGTCCGGGTAACGCGTGGAAAGAATAACCAGGTGAGGATACAGCGTCTTCTGATTGACTTTCTTGAGCTTCGTATTGAAATTGGCTTCGATGAGTCCCGCCCGTTCCTCTCCGGTCAATTCCTGGATCATCACCCAGGCTTCCCATGCATCCACCCACAAGCCCTTTTTTCGGAGTTTGATGTCACCTGAGAGCACTTTTTGCCGTAGATCGATAGACATAGGTTATTATTTCCCTTCAATTCATAACTTTTAAACCAAATAGAAGCTTCCGCTAACCTGAAACTCCAAATCTTCCTCTACCAATCCATCCATCGCGGCCTTGATGCCATCCACTTTCGTGGTTGCGTATGCTTCCATCCGATTGCTACCCGCGACATCAGGCAACAGCGAGAGCACATAGCGCGTAGCAGCAGTGATCGCCGCCAGAAACGTATTATCTGTATTCCATTTGGTGATTTTGAGCGTCGTCATGTTCGTGGTCGGCAAGAAAGTGCTCCATTTGACCGCCGTCCCGCTCGTGGTGAAGCTGGTTGTGTCCACCATTTTTGCTGCTGCACTAGGCTCTGCTTTGGTGGCATCGGCCATGGCGCTATAAGGCAGATAGGAACCGGCGTTGATGCGTACCTGCGTGCCAGATGCTAAGGCAGGGGTAAATTTGATCTTCGCGCCAACATACTGGATGCTGTAGAGCGTGGGGCTAATTGTCGTCCAGGTCGTCCCATCGGGTGATGTTTGCACCGTCGTGGCTACGCTGTCATCCAGGTAGCGTTTTGTGGACGTCGGCGTGTAGTTGATATGGTCGCCAGAGTCGGTATATGCCGCCGGTGAACCTGTACTGATGGTGACACCCACGCCTGTGATGAGTATTTGGGCATTTAAGCCAGCTTTTGCCGTCATTTCTCACCTCTTTACGGTGTATAGGTGACTGCGCCAGTCGCTTGAAACTCAATAGCCACCGTTTCCGCTGCGCCTACATCGAGCTTTGGGTTGAAGCTCTTGATGTAGCCACTGATACCAAATAAACTGGTAGCGGTAACGCCAGTGAGCACCGAGAGCGTGAGCAGTGCGCCAGTAGCCACACTGTTGAAGAAAGCCAGTTGACCGTTGGTATCCGTCATATCCAGGTTGGCCTCTGCTTTCAAGCTAGCATTCGCTAGTCCTGGAATGAATGTCTCGGCATTGGAGCCCGCGTTGCCGGTCATTTTTGTGGTATTGAGTTGGGCCACGCTGATTGGCAAGTCCATTTTCATGATCTCTGCAACCACGTTGGCTCCGCTCTTAAGCTGAGCTTTATAGCCGGGTGATGCTGCCATAAGTTAAACCCTTTCTACTTATTCTTGAGTAAAAGCCCTGTACCTGATTGGAATATGTTGTAAACGCCCACGCGCATCCTCATCATTCATCGTCTGTAAGCCATCGTACATGGTGCTTACAGACTGCTGCGTTGGCAGCGTGAGCGATTGTTGATCGAACAATTGGTTCAAGCGATTGGCGATGAGAAACGCCTGCTGGAAGCCGCCTTGCCGCGTCCAGATATGTAGCGTCATCGTTGCCTCATAGCCTCGGTGCTGCAGCGCGTTCCACGGAACCTCTGTCACGTCTCCGAGCGTCACATAATCGTATGGCTGGTCTTCCGGCACGCCTGCCTGGTCGAATATGCCGGTAAGCCCCAGTGCTGCAAGTCCGGTGTCCAGCGTTCCACCTGGTACCATGACCGCGTAGAACGCCGTCGGTAGTTCGGCTCCGGCTGTCTGACTTACTGGCATGGCTTACACCTTCATCGCTTCCAACTGGTCAACCATCCACACGCGGTTTTTCTCGAAAGCGGGAAATAGCGCCGGTCGGGCAGCGACAAAGCTTCCTGATCGGGTGTGATGCCCGAACTCGATAGGCGGCGCGTAGGGCACATCACTGCCGACGGTGGAGGCTAAATCCTCTTGCGTAGCCTGATAGGAGCCGCGCAAGCGTCCAGTCTTCACCGCGCCCTGGTCGGTCAGGTTCTTCTGCGTGTCAGTTACGGTGTTCTCACCTGTCTGATGGATGATGTCATTGGCCTGCCTGCGCATGTTCGCTGTGGCCTGCCTGAACGCTGCTATGGCTTCATTGCCGCCGGTAATCGTGACTGAAAAGCTACTCATCAGCTTGCCCCCTGTCCGAGTCGATTCACTTCCACCCGACGCACGATCTCAAAGGACGTCGGGTCAAATGCCGCGGTCACCTCGTAGATCGTGGTTGTGCCTGAAGTTGCCGACACAACCTGTAATCGATCGGTATCGAGAACAACCGTCCCTCGTGGGAACAGCATCATTTTGATGGTTGCGCTTTCCAGAGATCCGCCGAGGACGCGCTCCATACCCATCTTGCGTAGATCGATAATTGCACAAGGCACCGTAGACGATTGCGGTACATAGGTATCCACATAGCCGCCTGAAGCATTGCGCACACGGCTCACATTCAAGATCGTGCAGGTGTCCCTGAGTGCAAGGCTTTGCGCCAGTGCAGCAAGGCTGGTAAGGTCGGCATCTGAAAGCATTGCTGGCATCAGCTAAAGTCTCCTAACGTCGGCTCCAAGAAATCGAGTTCCATCCTGCCAAGTTGGAATTGCGGTGTATCCACTGCAAAGCCAAGTGAGGTGCATTCGACTTTCGCGTCATCCAGCAGTGCCTTGATCTGTTTCGCTGCCTGTGACCTGAAAGCCTGAAGACTCCCCGCAATATTGGTGTCAAACCTGATGGAAAAGGCTCGTGCAAACCGCTTCAGTGCGTAGTAGTTGAGCAGTGCCAGGTAGCCTACGATCTGCGTTTGAGGGACATCCTGCGTCAACAGCACGTCCTCTGTGTAGCCTAGCTGCCTGAGTGACATGTCAATGGCAGTCGAGTAACAATCTCCGAGTTGCTGTGGCGTGAAATTGACCTCCACGGCAAGCTCGTTGAATTCCTCAGTCAACCAAGTTGTTGCAGCAGATCGTAGCACTTAGCTTTGCTCCTCTTGCCATGCTTTGGGAATGGCCCAGCCAAAGCGTTTGGCCTTCCTGATCGTGCAAGCCTTGATATCGGCCTGTGCGGACGGTGAAGCCTTGCCGATGAGAGAAGCCACACCGCGCACATCGGAAGAGTCCAGCACCGGATACGTCCGATTAGGGCCACAGAACGCGCTATCCGGCAATTTGTCACGTTGGGCCTGAGTGAGGGTACTCAATGCCTTAGTCCTTTTGGTTCTTATGCGGCACACCGTCAGCATTGACGTAAATTCCGTTTACCTTGTAGCGCCCACCAGCACGCAGCGTACCATCGGCATTCATCACCGCCGGATACTGGGTTTCTTCGTCCTTCTGCTCTTGCTCAGCAATCCGGGCCGCTTCCGCTATGGCCTTTTGCGTTTGAGACACAGAGTCAAGCACAACGACTTGCTGTGGCTGCTGATCTGGCGGTGGAGTCTTCGTGGTGTCATCTGCCATGTTTTATCTCCTTTGGGAGTGTCCTTTTACCGCTCATACAATCAGTGGTAAAAGGACACATCAGTCAATCGGTTTACAGCGTGGATAGAGCAGGAGCCACGTATGAGCCACCGCCGATGTACAAAACGGCTCCAGCCACGCGATTCCAAACCCCAAAACCGAATTCACGGCCATATGACCGAGCGCGCAATGGGAAAATCTCACTGTCGAACAGAAGGTTCAAGTCACCACTACCCGCGTTGCGTGTGCGCATCACGACCGCCCGTTGAGGGGTGTTTACCTGTATGGCCACCATGTAGTTGGCAGGTATCCATGGCTTAACCCAAATTTCACTTGGGCCAAAGATGCCAATAGCCCGGTTGGTCAGGTTCTCGACATCCAACTTTGTCATATCGGCGTTGGTCGTCTGGATGGTGGGAGTCAAACGAGCATCAAAGTAGGGGTAAAAGCCGGTCAGGGCACGCACCGCAGCTTCTTGTGCCTGGTTGATGAGTACCAGTGTTTTGCCGGTCAGAAAGTGCTCAATGACGGTCGTATTCAGTGCCGTGAGGTCAGCAGCACTAAACGAAGCCGTTGCGAGATAGTGCGTATGCGTCGAGCCGTTGAAGGTCGTCCCATCCGGAGCTATCGGAATAGCCGCGCCGTCAGCATTGACCAGGGCCTTGACTGGGAGCTGCACGTGATCTACGCGCCTGTCCTCGAAGGTCACATTGGTGGGCAGCAACAGCGCGGCTTTCAACTGCTTGTGAACGTTCTTCACATCGGCGTCCATCATGGCGTCCACCTGGGCCGCCAATTCCGCGCCGGTGGCATTCATGAAGTACACACGCGACCATTGGAGCGAGCCGCCGTAGAACTTCATCGGGAAGCCGATCGTTGCGCCTGGGGTGATTTTCTGAGCACCTGGGGTTCCGTACTCATCCAGTTCTTCCATAGCCATGGAGTCCGGGCCACCATACCGTCTGAGACGGTCAGTGGTCATCTCCACAAAATCAGTCATCGCTTCCTGAAGAAGCGCGCTATGCGTTTTGAGAGCGGCGTCAATGCTTTCAAACGCAACATCCTCGCCAATTTCTGCGACTACGTTACTCGCAGCTCGCAGAGAGGCAAGGGTATCAAGAGAGTTTAATGTGCCATAGGGCATAGCTTTCTATCCTTCCTTGCCTAATATCGGCTGTTCATCACAAAAATGCGCGTTGCATCGACGGCATAGCCAATAGGCGTGGTGCCACCGGTGGACGCAGCATCAGCAATGCCACCGACAACGGTGCCACTGAGGTAGTAGTCCGCGCCTGGGGTAAGGCCAGAGCCGTACTGGAAGACAACATGGTATACAAGCGTGAGGGGTTCTCCGCTGTTGGCTTTGGTGGGAGCAAAGCCGCGCACTTTGGCGGCGGCATTGGCGGCTGCTCCGGTGGAGCGCCAGATCAGACCGTCATTCTTGACATAACATGCATCGCCCGCGGCTATCGCCTCTCCTGTAAGCAGGGTTGGCGCTTTCTGGCTGCCTGGATCGATGCCGACAGAGGACACGCTGGGCGTGCCACTCTTGGATATCTCGGCCAATGGAATACATCCTTTCCCGCTTGTAAAGAGCGGTCAAAAGGGACAATGTTCAGTTGTTGTTGCGTTGGTTACAGACCATAGGAGCGTTGTCTCACGAACGCTTGCCTGTTTCTCTGGTCAGCATCGGCTTGCGTGCCTGCGCGATTGGCGGCTGGCGGATTAGGCCGGTTGCCAGGTAACGCAGCGCGTTGCTGCGTCTGAAGCTTTTCCAAGAGCGGCTGTGAGCGGTCGTACCAATCTTGCAATTGCATGATATCCGCGTCATCGCCAGGGTAGAACGCTTTAATTTCCGCTGGCCAATCCTTGGTATTTGCCTTGATTTGCTTGCGGATACGCTCGGCCATCTCTTCAAAGCGTGCTGCCTTGGGCTCTAGCTCTTTGGCGCGGGCCTCGTGCTGCTTCGCTAATTCCTCGAATTGGCCTTGCTTTTTCAAGCGTTCTTGCTCGGCTTCCTGATCTGCTGCTTCCTGGTCTCGGATACGCTTCCGCAAGCCTTGACTTTCGCGCTTCACTTCGGCAAGTTGACGCTGTAATTCTTCAAGAGAAACAGTGGAGGTCTGTGTGCTCTGATCTGCCTGAGATGCAGAGGTGGCCACCTGGGCCTGGGGGTCTGATCCGCTAGCCGCCTGGGCTGCTGGATCAGCGTTGTTTGTTGTTGTCATAAGCGTACATGCCTTTCGTTAGGAAGTCAATAATTTTTCCCCAACAGGTTTACTTGGTTGTGCTCTACGGCGCGTTGGATAGCAACTGCCACGCGGGATACATCTACATCGGTATGAAATGGCTCTGCATACGCTTCACCAGTGTAACGGTTCAGTTCGTCAAGCACTTCATAGGCGATATCCATGTACCGTCTATCAAAGTCGATGGCAAGATTGGCCTGTGTTGGCTTGCCTGGAAATTTCGGCATATATTTCTCCGTTCGTTGCCAGCTAGGAACGTTCACAAAGAAGCGTTGGCTATATGTTTCCTCACCGCGCATCGCTGTTACGGTATAATGGATTGGAGGCTTGAATATCATCCAACGCTCGTTACTCGCAGCTTCTGCCTCATAATCACGCTCCGATGGGCCAGCCGTGAACTGATACTCTAATTCGTCCTCATCCCAGCCAAGCTCATGTACCCATTTAATCACTGATGAGGGAAGATACTCTTTCAGTAGCTTACTCATGGGGCGCTTGCTCAACCGCTGGTATCGTCTCGAACGCCGTGATGTTGAGTGACACATCCTCACCCTCTACAATAGCGGTATGTGTCACCGGCTCGCGGTTCTCATCGGCAACCACATTGCCACGCTCATTTATTTCGTAGTAGGTGATCTCAGCCTTGTTCACCTGTCCAGCATCCAAGTACACCACAATACTTTTGATACCGGTGATCGCCTCGTCAGTGTCAGCATCTCGAATGGTCACAAGATGCCCTGTTGGGTTGTCGGGCTGTCCTTCGATGTGGACACGACGCTTGAAGTCTGATGTCATATTCATGATTGTTCCTTTCAC